GGGCGTAGCGCAGCCTGGTAGCGCACTTGCATGGGGTGCAAGGGGTCGAGTGTTCGAATCACTCCGTCCCGACCAAATAACTTAACGGGATCAGTAGCTTACGGCTCTGGTCCCGTTTTCGTTTCTGGCCTTGCGCAAAACTGGCGCAAAATGCGCGCAAAACTATCCGGCGATTTCCGCGATATCGAGGTCAGGAATCGCTTCTGACCAGACCACTTCAGCGTGGTCGCGCTGATAGTTCTTCGTCATCTCCTCGCTGGCATGGCCGGCGATCTTCTGACCGTCCTTGCCTGCCTTCTTGTAGAGGTGGAGCGATAGGGCGCGTATCTCATGGAACCCTGGCTGCTCCTCCTCCTTCCAGTCGGCATAGCAGCCGGCTTCGTCCCGGGCATCCTTGAATGCTCGCGTCAGGTATCGCTCCTCAACCTTCGTCCAGTGCTGTTTCTGCTCGGCCTGTTTCTGCCGCTTTCGCTCCGGCCGGCGGTGAACCAGGAACGGGGAGGGCACGTTATCCCGGCACCGGCTGATCACGGCGTGCAGCTGAGGCGTCACGGCAAAGCGGATCCACGCCGCGTCGCTGGCCTTGGCTGTTTTCTGCTGGACCACGTACAGATACCCGTCTCGCACATCGTCGAATCGCATGGAGAGGATATCCGTGCGGCGCTGGGCGGTGATCAGGGCAAGGTCGATCGCATTCTGCAGCCAGGTCGGCGCCTTGGCCCGGATGGCCTTCAGCCCCTCGACGGTGTGCCGCCGACGCTGCTTCTTCTCGATCTTCAGCAGCGTATTCTCTGCCGGGTTATCCGGGCAAAGCCCTTTGGCAATCGCGTGCTTGAACACGTCTACCAGTAGCGCCCGGGCCTGATTGGCCGAACGCGGCGTCAGGCTGTCCAGCAGCTCGGCGACCATGCGCGTGGTGATCTGGTCGACCGCCTTGCCGTCAAAAGCCTTGCGGAACTGGCGGAACCGGACGGCGTATAGATCGAGCGTCCCTTTCGCCAACTCGCGCGGCGGCAGCACGTCGCGCTCGTAGTAGTCGAGGAAACTGGCGAACAGGTCCACCTCGGCGCCGCTCACTTTTGCGACCAGATCGCTGCCCTGCATGAATGTCAGGTTCAGCTGCTTGGCCGCGTCGATCGCCTTCACGCGATCAGGTCCGAACTGGAACCACTTCCCATCCGTGGGGCGCCGATAGCGGTAAGTGCCGCGACGCGCATCCATGTAGAGATTCTGCGGCAACCCCTTGTTGCTTTTGCTTCGCGGCCTTGGCGACATCACGCAGCTCCTTTGAGCACCATCGATACCAGATCATTCGATCCTGCTTTGCTGAATGCTGTCCAGTCGACATACCAGAGCTTGCCGATCTGCTCGCCCGGCAGCTGACCGTTGCGCAGCTGCATCCGGATGGCCTGCGGGCACATCGGCGTCCCGTTCTCGCCCCAGCGTCGGCGCTGGAACTCACTGATCTTGATCAGTTCCTTTTGCATAGTTACTCCTCCCGCATATCGGGTGGGGAAAGGGTGGGGTTAGGCGGAAGGCGGAAACCACTCGGTTTCGTATTCGAGCTGAGTGACGCGTTCCGGGGCTATGTGGGGAATCTCGCGTGCGAACTGAAACGTACCGCATGGTTCGGCAATGAAGTCCTGCGCCTCCTTGGTGAATCGCTCCTTGAAGATCCTGAGGAGATGATCGGCGGCCATCTCGAAGTCTTCCTCGCGGTAGTTGCCATCGACCCAGACTCCAACGCATACGCGCCAAACGATTCGCTTCGGCTGTTCCTCTGCCTTTGTGATTTTTTCTGCCATCTGGTCACGGGCATAACGCATCTGGTCAAGGGTCAGCAATCCGATCCATTCGTCGGTGCCAACGTGCGTAGCGTGGCCGTGTGCACACTTGATTTCAGGCATGACTTCTCCTCCCCACCGACTCGCGCCGGCAGGCTGTGTGTTTGGGTGGGGTTAGGGGTGAGTGCCTGACTTGGGGTCAGGGTGTCAGTGGCGGCGGTGCCGCTTGTTGCGCGCTTTCTCGCCCTTGCTGCGCGGCGATCTGGCGTATGGGTCGTCGGTGCGCTTGATCAGCTCAGGCACACGCCAGCTGCAGGCAACGGCAGAGCTTAGTGCGAGGGCTAGAGCTGAATGGGTGCGTCGCATATCACGCCTCCTTCGCAGCCAGGGCGGCGCGGATACCAGGGCAGTTCGTGCATCCATCCCCCGGGCCGCATGTGCAGTGCGAAGTAGCCTCAGTTGTAAACTTCTGGCTTACAACTGCTGCGCCTTCTGTGCCAGCCCATTGCTTGGACTTAACCTCAGCGGCGAATAGCTCCAGTGTGGTAATTGCGCTGTTGTAGCCCCGCTCCCATTCTGCTGGCTTGCTGCGGCGGGCGGCTTTGAGTCGCTGGATGCACTCAATGATTGTCATATCTGCCAAGTCCCGAGCTACCTTTCGGCGCTTTGACTCTGCAGGCTTGCTCTTCTGCGGCGGAAGGTTGCGTAGACACTCCGGTACGTAGTTCATACTTCTGCCCTCGCGGCGCCCGCCTTGTAGGCCATCCACATATCGGGGTAGGAAAGGGCAATGCCTGACGCGAATTCGGAAACGCAGTAATCGCCGATGCCGGCGCCCCATGTCACGCCCTTCGGCACCGGCCAGCGTGATTCGAAGTCGTGGCGCAATTGTCTGTCGTCGGCGGCCAGGTCTACTGGGCCGGGTGCTACTCGCCTACCCTCAGCTCGCTTGTCGTCGGCATACCGTCGCAACACCTCCTGATCGTGCTTGCTGACAACGAGGTTAATCACACTCTCGACCCCCTGCGCCTTCATCTCCCAGTCGCGCGCATCCCGCTCGGCAGTCACGGCGGAGAGGGCGGCCTGCAGCTCGTCGGCCTTGCGAACGATGCCATGCACCAGACTGGCATGGACGACCTGCGTTCCTGCGGCATAGCACTCGGCGGGTTGCGACGCGGGGCACTGGATCGCCCCTTCCGCCTCTGCGGGCTGGGCCGCTGCAATGCGCAGCTCTTCCAGCTCGTTGTCCACCTCAAGGCCGGCATCCCAGCAACGGAACAGCTGTAGCAGCAACTCCCGATCAACCAATACCTGTCTCATTGCTGGGTCTCCTTCGCAGACTGGGCCAGGGCGGCGACAGGGCGGCCGCGCTCATCGTATTCAGGCCGTGCTGGTGGGTAGTCTTCGGCGGTCATCGCCTGCTCCAGTGCGGCGCGAAGATTCTCGTTGTAGTTCTCGCCCACGACGCGCTCGCACGGGGCCGCCATGAAGTGGCCGACTATTTCGATGCTGATACTGCTATCGCCTGCGTCGGCGTTCGGTGTGCTGAGGAATCTCACGTCCCAGCACTCACCTTCGATGGCGCTCAGCAGCTCGCTGTCCCGCTTCCACCGCGCCGCATCCCGCTCAAGCTCGGCCACGCGGGCTCGCAGTTCCTCAACTAGTCGCTTCGAGTGGCGCGCCAGGCGATGTGGGTCCGCCAGCTCCTGCCGCAGCCGCTCATTCTCAGCAGCCAGGACGTCATAGTCGGGAAGCTGTTCCTTTAGCCAGTTCGCCAAGAAGGAAGAGGCCTCTTCCTTCGTCGGCAATCCCTTCACTACGTCGAATGCGCGAAAGCTTTTTACTCCGCGCTGATTGATCGGGTCGAACACGTCACAGCCGCTGATCCGCACGCCCCATCCATTTCCTGTAAGCACCACCTCTGGCTTATTGCACCAATCTTGGAATTCACTCATCGCGGTCTCCTTGAGCGGCCAGGGCGGCGCGAAGCTTCTGTATGTCGCGGGTAAGAGATTGGCCTCCAACCACGGGCAGCCCACCCGACCAATCGAGCCATGTAACAACCCGATTCGCAGCCTCCACCAGCCCGGTCTGCTCCGGCAGCTGGGCGGTCTGCACGATGGGGGCGGCAGCCATTCGAACCATTCTGTTACCGTCACACGACTCGCATCGATACTCGTTGCCGGCGCCAAATTGGTTCAGCTCTCCAACCCCATCACATACCGGGCATGGCTGCTGCCCGGTCTGCGCGGGGCGGGCGATTAGTAGACGGATGGCGCTTTCGAGGTCCGCCCTCATGCTTGATCGCGCCTCGCTAGAAAGCACCGTTTTCGCTATGCAGCGTAGGTTACGGATCGCTGTATGCACTTCTGCCTCCCGCGTATCCTGCGCCGGAACTGGCTTGGCCTGCACGACAGGGGCGGTTCCTTCCTCGATCCGTTTTATGTAGGCCGGTAGTAAAGTCGGTGGAAAGGTGTCCTCCCATGGCTTTACGTTCCGCTTTGCCGCTTCCTGCAACTGCTTCACATGGGCCACTAGCTCGCCAACTAGGCCAGGGTAGTCTTTCGCGCCATAGAAGTCGCAGAGGACTGGGTCAGGCTGCTGCTCGGTCTGCGCGGGGCGGGCTGCTGCGAGCAGTTGCGGGCGCGAATAAACTTCAATGCATGGCGTCTTTTCTGCTGCCTGAATCGCCTTCTCTCGATCTGTAAAAAACCCGCCCACAGCTACCCACCCGTAGGGTTCCGGCAATTTCCGCTCATCCTGCGTCGGGGCTGGCTCTACCGGCTCGGCCTGCTGGGATAGGGCGGCTTTGAGCCTAACGATCGTTCCCATTCCATTGCCAGCTGGGCGCAGACGTTCAATAACGGCTAAGGCCTCGCGAGCGACCTCCCTTAGAGCGTGGTTCTCCTGCAATACATGCTCAGCTACCGCTGGGTGGATTGGCTTGTTCATTGCTGGTTCTCCTCGAATCGATCGCCCGGCATGCAGCTCATGGCAAGAGCACCGCCTTTGCGCTGGGTGACGCAGGTGGCGTCTATTTCCTCGCTATAGAAGGCGCCGGTCGTGTCGCCTGCGATCTGGCCATACAGAGCCACGCAGGCATAAGCGACGAAGAGCAGCAGTAGCGCGAGTACGCACAGGCTTTTCAGGTTGTTGATCACTTGTCTTGCTCCTTGGGTGGCTGGCAGCGCAGGCACACGCATGCGCCGATCAGTTGGCCGGTGGTGCGGCAGAACACAGGTGGATTGCTGGGCACGGTGATACCTCGTCGATGCCGAATAGGTTGGGGTAGGGATTACTGCCGAACGCTATGGCCGGCTGGCGCCGGCAGGTATAGGCGGCTCACCAGTTCCCGCTCTGTCAGCTACTCTCAACTGAGCATTCACAGGCGAGGTGACGGTCATGGCAAAAGGCAGCGGAAAGGGTGGTCAGAGCAGCAGCCAGGGCGGCGGAAAGCCCCAGTCGAGTCATCCAGGCCCAAGGGGAAACTGCTCCAGCACCTCGGGCAATCCTTCAGGTAGCGGTAGAGGCAACGCAGCGCCGGGTGGGTCGAAGAGGCCGGCCACGTGAGGCGCAACGATGTCGCGCCAAAACCTCAGCAGAAAACTCGCATCAGCTGCTGAGCACAACGAATCAGCCGCCATTGCGGTGATGCGCGCGCTCGATCACATTGAGGGTGACGACCTACTGAAGCAGCGTCTTCTGAATGTGGTGGAGCAGCTGCATCGAGATGCAGACGACTTCCGCCACCTTCGGGATGAGGTGCTAGGCAAGCGCCCGTATTGAGGGTGAGGAGTCAGGCAGCAATGGCTGCCTTTTCTCGCCAAGGATCGTTCGCTCGAGTGATCGCAGCCATGGGCGGCGGGCTGACGCTGTTGCCGCACATGTGCACCTGCTCGGACTTGGTGAATCGGCGGCCGTCGTGACCGTGAGTGATGATGTAGTTCGGCGGGAAGCCCTGCGCGGCGTACAGCTCGTGCGGCTGCAGCATCCGCAGGCAGATATCGACGATCACGTACGGGTCGCCGCCGATCCACACGGTAACCAGGGCCAGGCGATCCTTGGTTGTGATGGTGCTGATCGGCTCGTCCATACCGATCACGTTCTCTCCGATGCCGTGGTACTTCATCAGGAAGGCGGCGCAGCGTAGCGCTCCATCCTTCACCTCGGGCGAGAGTGTGCATTCCACCAGAGCGTGATGCTCAGCGCCGGCGGTGAGGGTTGGTACCGGCTCGTCCATTCCACGGCCAACGCAGTTTTTCCGAAGCGTCACCAGGTTGGCCGTGACCAGCTGCTGTTGGCTTCCAGTATTGGTGACAGTGGTCATTGGCTCGTCCAGCGCTTTGGAGTGCGTCGTGTTGAATCCCCCGTTGGCCTGAGCGAGGAACGCCGTGGCGACGCCCATCGCATGCGCGGCTCCAGCGGGGCGCTTGTAGTTACCGCCGGATGTGATGGTAGGCAAGGGCTGATCCAGCGGCAGCCCACCTTCATCGAAGCGAAACTTGACCAGTTGCGGTGCGACGACCGCAAACGATCCACCCTTCGGCCAGGCCGTGACAGTGTTCAATGGCTGATCGGTCGGGTGAATCGCATCACGCGACCAATTGGCGATCGGCACGATGAAGGGCTTCGCCTTCTGAATGACCTCACGCTGGACGCCCTTGGCGATCCGCCGCATGGTCGCATCCGCCAGGGGCTTGTCGCGCCCGAAGATGCTCTTGCTCGGCACGCTCCAATCAATGCACTCCGCGGCGGTACGGTAGGGCTTCTGACCCTTGGCTGGCTTGGCGGCATGGGTAGGCTCTGGCCACACGATGGGCTGCCCATCCCGGCGAGCGACCAGAAATAGGCGTTCACGGCTCGTCGGTGCACCGTAGTCGCAGGCTCGCAGCACTTGATGCTCGACGGCATAGCCCAGCGATTCAAGCTGCTGCAGGAAGCGGCGCCAAGTGGCACCCTTGCGCTTCGGGTTCGGCACCAGGAACTGCTCGTTCCGCGGCACGCGCTCGCCCGGGCTCGCTACTGTGCCGTCCAGCTTCATCACTCGGCCGGTATGCTTGCAGCGCTTGGCGATCAGCGGGCCCCATGACCGGATTTGCTTCACGTTCTCCAAGCTGATGATGCGCGGCTTGCCGATTCCGGCCCACTTGATGACCACCCACGACAGATCGCGGATTTCCTTCTTGCGGGGTTGGCCGCCGGCCGCCTGGCTGTGATGGGTGCAGTCCGGCGAGGCATGGAACCAGCCGATGCGCCGGCCAGCCAATGTTTCGACCGGATCAACTGCCCAGACGTCTGTCTGCAGGTGCAGGGCGCCCGGATGGTTCGCCTGGTGCATGCTGATCGCCGCCGGGTTGTGGTTGATGGCGATGTGTACCGGGCGGCCGAGGCCCATTTCCAAGCCGGTGCTGGCGCCGCCGCCACCGGCGAACAAGTCCACGTTGATCTCCTCGTCCTGCTCTGTGAGCAGCAGGCCGTACTGAGTGCGGAAGTCCAAGGCGCGGGGTCGCTGAATTACGGACATAGCAAATCCTTTCGCCTAGTGGCGTTTTGATAGTTGGCGGGGTAGGGTCGAGGTCCGGCATAGGGCCGGCAAAAGGAGCTGAGGAATGTCTAAAACAACGGAGATTAAAATTAGGTGCCTACATCAAGACTGCAGAGCCTGGTTTGATTCGGCTATCTGGCTGGGGAATCGTCAGTCTTTCGAGGGCAGCATGCTTTTCGGAAACCAGCAGCAGTGCCCGCACTGTCATCGCATGACCGGCTGTAACAAAGAGAACTTTAAGGCACGCTTTGAGGATGGTGGGCACATAGGAGTGGACACGATTTAAGTCACGCAGCTTTGCTCACGAGCCAAGCGCCGCAGGCCTCGAAGATCCTGTAGGCCTGCGCCTCATCCAGCGACACGCCGCCAGGGTTCGCAATCCAGCCACTGCCGATGATGTGGCTCGGATTGCAGTCCTTCACCAGCGCCCGGTAGTGCTCCTCGATTACGCCGGCCAGGCTGTCGGACTTGTAAATCCCCTGCGGCTCGATCTCGGCGGCCTTGATGTAGCGGTTGCCCTGGTCATCCAGGCAGACCGCGCCGAAGTAGATCACCCAGCGATGGGATATATCGCAGACGGCCTCGGCGATCTTCTGGCTCGGCGGGATGTTCTTCGCGGTCTTCCAGTCGATCAGGCATTGCTGGCCTTCGGGGTCGATGTTGATGACGGCAACGCGGAACTGGCGAAGGATGGCGCGGCTTACGCGGTCGCGCCGGGCTCGAGGAATCATGGCGCCGCCTCCTTCAAGATCGAACGCACCGTCGTCACCGAAAGCCCGGTCCGCTCGGCGATGGCCTTTGGCGTCAGCCTGCATCCAGCCAGGGCCATCACTCGCTCGCGGTTTCTCGCGCGTATCTGCTGGCGGGCCTCGTTGACCTTGCCGCGAGACCGGGTCTTCACCTGGTTCTCGCTCAAGGCCCGCTTCTTCTCGGGGCAGGTGATCTGGAAAGGGATGCGCTTGTCGTGGTTGAGGATCGGCAGCGTTTCGACGGGGCCGACTACGGCCTCATAAGCCGCAGTCTTCGCGGCAATTTCAGCGCGCAGAGCATCGCCCTGCGATATTGCAGAATGATCGATCATGGGGATTCACCGGGTTATGCGGTCTGGCGCTGCTCGAACAGGCTTTCCCAGGGCGAGCGGAGCGGCAGGCGCCGGCATCGCGCACGCTTGGCTTTCACGCTCGGGAGTTCTTCGAAGCAGGCCTTGCAGGTGTGACTGATCCCGAGCGCCTTGCCTTTGTCGGCGAAGAAGAACTCGGTGTCAGCGGGCCAGGATTCGTTGCACTTGGTGCAGGTTTGTTCGGGAAAGTCTCTCACGCGGCCTTGCTCCGCAGCTTGGCCTCATACTCATCGACCAGCAGCTTGAACTGCCAGAGATCTGCCTCCAGCTGCTCAATGTAGTCATCGTCGCGCTTGAACTCCTGAAGCCAGAGCTGTTTGCCTACGGGTTCCAGGGCGGGGCAGTACATACCGATGTGAGCGAACTTGCGGCCTGTAATCCAGAGCACGCCCTGCACCTGATCCATGATCCCGCTGGCGTCGTTGTCGATGTGGAAGGCGCGCAGTTTTTCGGGTGCTAGGAAGCACTTGTACTCGCTGACTCCGTCTTCGCCGATCAGGCCGTCGGCGCTGGCGCCGAACACTCCGTCATCGGTAGTGACAAAGCCGGCGCGCTGAACGATCAGCCCGGTTTGGATTTCGTGCTCCATGCGAGCCTGTGGCTCAAGTTCATGACCGCGGCGCATTTGCCAAGTCTCGAAGCCGTTATCCAGTGGCACTCCACTGATCCGCTCGATCGCCAGCTTGAAAGCGTAGTCCAGGGCAGCCGAAGTAGGTTGCCCCTTGTTTGCGCCAGATTTCAGCTTTGCACGCGCATCGCCGAACATGCTGGCGGTGATGCAGCCTGACCGAGCCTGATGCCACTCTGGACTTCCCTGGTCGCAGTTAATGATCCGCATTGGACGCCTCCAGTTTTTTCCCTTTCTCGGCGGCAGCCGCCTTGACCGTCTCGTAGCCTTCGGAGTCGCCTGACGCGCGCAGCACGCCAACCGCGGCTTTCCATATGGAGCCAAGCTCGTCCTTGCTCTTCGCCTGGCCAACTCGCTCCAGAATGTCCTGCACCACCTGGGCGCGCATGTCGTCCGTGTCAGATCCGTCCGCTGATTGTGCGTCGTCGTCACGCGTCTCCCCGGTAGTGATGTTGAGCAGGGCGCACATCACGTAGCGTTTCCCATAGGTAGTGGAAGAACCGACCGCCTGAACCTCATTGCGACCTTTGCCGACATCAGCGGGCAGCGTCATGGTCGTCTGCTCGCGGTGTCCGTCGCGGTGCATGAGAATGCCCGTCACGCTGATGGCTTTCTCGGCGTTTTCTACCTTGAAAGTCAGGGCGAACCCGAAGCGCTGCATAATCGGCTTTAGGGTTCGAGTGATGTCATCCAGGGTGGCGTATGAGTTCCCCGTGTGCAGATTGACGGCGCCCTCGAATACGGTAGGTATTTCGCACTGCATCTGCGCCATTGCTGAGTTGAATGACTGCTCGGCATTCTTGGCTTGCATGCGTTCATGCATGGCCATCAGGCGCTCCATCTTCTCGATGTCGCACTGCGGGTCAGCCGCAGCGCGCTGGATAACCTGAAGGATGGTTGCCGACTCGCTGACATTGACAACCTGATGCGACTCTTGGCGTTGAGCGAGCTCGTTCATGTAAACCTCAGTAGCTGATGCTGATGTGCGGGATCTTGCGCTGGGCAATCAGGGTGATCGCCTGCTTCGCACATTCCTCGGGCATGCCGCCGGCGATGAATGCCGCCAGGGCTTCGTTGTTGATCTGCTTCTTGTGCGCCTTGTCCTTCTCGCGGGCCTTGGCTTCCGCCTCGATGCGCGCTTGCTCGTCGGCCTGGCGCTGGCGTTCGGCTGCCGCTGCGCGCTCAGCGCGGGCTTCGGCTTCGCGTTCGGCCTGCTCGGCGCGCTGCTGGGCTTCCAGCTCACGACGGGCTGACTGCTCGGCTTCCAGCTTCAGCTGAAGCTCACGCTGCTCGGCAGCGGCCTTGGCGTCTGCTTCGCGCTTGGCTGCGGCGTCACGCTCTGCCTTGGCCCGCTGCTCAGCCTCAAGGCGGGCCTGCTCAGCGGCTTCACGGGCAATGCGCTCCTCGCGCTCCTTCTGCTCGCGCTGGGCGGCTTCGGCGCGGAGGCGCTCAAGTTCGGCTTGCTCGGCTTCGTACTGCTGACGCTTGGTCAGGGCCAGCTGTAAGGCTGTGAGCGATGCTGCCTTGACCCGGTGCGCCTCTGCTTCAAATTCCTCCCAGCCATCGTCAATGACGATCTCTTCAAGCTCGGCCATCTGCGAGCTGATCGTGGCGCTATCTGCTTGGTCCAAAAACGCGGCAAGCGCCTTCATGCGCTCGATGCCGTGCTCATGCTTGGCCTTGCGCCGCTCTTCAGCTGCCTCCCACTCGTTCAGCGGCGCCCGCACCTCATCGCGCAGCTTGTCCATCTCCTGCACGAACTCGCGCAGCTCTGCCTCAATGGCCTTGGGCATCTCCTTGATGCGGCGAAGGTAGTCGCGGCCCGGCTTCTCGACGGCGGTCTTGCTGCGGCTGACCTGGGCGGCCAGCGAGGCGATGCGCTCGCGACCCTTGCGCGTGGTCAGGTCGGGCACTTCATTCGCGGCCTGTTCCCGAGCCAGTGCGACGTATGCCGCCAGCTTGTTGTGGCCGTAGATGGCCGGCGCTTTGTCCGCGCTGATATCTTCCAGGGCGATCAGTTGGCTTTCCGTGGACATAGAGAATCCCTTGCCGCGCCAAGCGCAGCGGTTTGAATTGAAAGGAAAGGGCGGATCAGGCGAACAGGCGTTCAACCATCCACATTGCAGCGATAGCGAGGCCGAACAGAGCCAGAGCGCCGAATGCGAACATCGCGAGCCAGGCGGCGGCGAAGGAGTGGCGGTTTTCGGGGTGGTTCATGGCGTCACCTTTCGGTAGCCGACAGCGATCATCGCCTCAACAACGCTCAGTGCCGCTCGCTCGATCTTGGTCTTGCCGCGAAGGCCGTCCAGCGTATCCGCAATGGACGTGCAGGCATTGCGCACTTCGTGAAGGCGCTCCTCGGCAGCGATCTGTTCGGGGGTGCGGAGGGGGCGGAAGCTGATCATCCAGTCCTCCGATACGTCCGCGACACGCTCATGGCATGACTCGCTTTCGTAAACCGCCTTGAACTTACCCATGAACAGGATCGTACAGCGCTCCCACTCCGGGCGGTCTAGCGCGCTGTTCAGCACCTCGCAAACCGTCCCAACTGGCGGCAGGCCTCCGCCAGTCCATGCGGTCGGGCGCGGGATCAGCCTGTTGATATCGGAACCAATCCATGCCGGCCTGTCGTAGTGCTGAAGGCTTCCATCATCATTGATAGACCAAGCTTCCACTCCGCGACCCGCTTTCACGCGCCAGAACACTGCGCGGTAGAAGCAGCTTTCCTCGCGCTTTGGCGCGTAATGCGTCGCCCCCTCCGGCGCCTTGCTCCAATCAACCTCAACGCCCATGCATCACCTCCAGTTGTTGAGCCCTGATCAGCGCCGCCCGATGACTGACGCAAAACCCCGCCGTCTTGCCGGTGACCCGGTCATGGATGTGCCACATGTTCCCGACGTTGCAGGCCTGAAAGCGGGTGATGACTTCTTCGAGTTGCTCATCGATGAGCGATTTAACGAGTGGGGTTGTGGTCATGGCTGCTCTCCTTGCAGGGCGGCGTCGATGGCATCGCGCACAGTGTTGTACGGACCATCTATCATCCAGCGGTTACCCTCATGGATACCTTCGAAGCCATAGGCTTCGCGTTCGAGGTCCAATCGATCCAGCCGCTCGGCATCCTTCTTCAGCGCATCCCGCTCAGCGAGAAGGGCGTCTATCACCCTGCCGTGATCCGCCTCGGTAACCATGACCGTCCCGCGCAGGATGTTGATATCGCGTCCAGGCTGCACTTCGCGGGCTGGCGTGTTGTGCTCCAGCCGGTAACGCATCGCTTCCTTGCTCATGCCGCATCCTCCTGTGCCGGCAAAAGGAACTCGCCGACCCGGCCGGCCAGGGCTTCCAGGTTCGCCACGATCTGCTTATCCGTTCCGCCCAGGTGGCGACTGACGTAAACATCTTCGTCGAGCAGGTATGTGCGGGCGCTGGTGTCTTGGTAATCGGTGTCCGCCGGCAGCACGTAGACGGTCACGCAGTTGACGTGCGCCGAGTAGTCCATGTGCGCGTGGTACCGGCCGGCGCCCGTCACTTCCAGGCACGCGCTGAACAGCTCCAGCAGTGCCCGCTGAATGTCTTGATTCATGCCGCTCTCCTTGTCTCTTCGTCGTACTGCCTGCGGGCGGCAATCTCGATTGCGCCGGCGTTCTTGATCAGCCATTCGCCAAGCTCCCGAGCATCGAACGGCGCATCAGGGATGACCTGCTCGACTCCGAAGAAAAGCTGGCCGTCATCAACCACCGGATCGAGCCGAAGCTCGAAGCCGTTGAATGTGAGTCTCATGGGGTTTTCCTCGCGGGTGCCCGGCTGGGCTGGGGAAGGGGATGCAGTGGCCGGTGCTATCCGGCTGCCGGCTTGGAACTGGAGCCATCCGGCGGCTCATTTCAGGGCATTGCTGCCACTGGCCAGTTGTACCTAGTACACCGCGCAGAAGCCTGCGCAACACTGCATCGGGAAGCGATCTGCCCTGAGTCGAACAGGGAAATCATGCTGGTCTTCTCGCCGGGTTGATCAAGCCCAGCACCGACCGGCGCTACATGGAAGCTATCCGTTCACGCCGGCCGCTCATCAAGTCTGCGGTCCGCGCCAGATCACTTCCCGATGCAGGCTCGTAACGTGAGCCAGTCGGCCATCCCCCAGGCTGGGTAACGCTTCAGGTGTGGAAACCCGTAGATGGCTGCCGGTGTTTTTCGCAATCAGGGCACTACCGGCTTATCCCTGGCGCGCTATCCCGAAGGCCCGGCGTGCGCGGGGTATATCATTCGCCTCGGGCTTTGGTGATGGCGGCGCGAGCTCGACACCAAGGCTCACCGCAGTTGAGCTTCATCGGGTCGGACTCTTCGATCATGGCTTCCAGCGCCTCCAGCAGCTCATCGCGCTGCTCTTCAATGGCCTGCAGCTCGTCCAGCGCATCACTGAACTGAACCGCCTCCACCGATCCGCCAAGCACCTCCATCCCTGCGTGGTAGGCTGGCTCCTCGCAGTCTTCAAACCTGAGCACGATCGTGTGTTTGCTCATCTCAGCCTCCTATGTGCTGATGGGTGTTGGTTATGTCCCGCTGCCCACTCCTGCGAATGGGCGGGGAGGGGTTAGGCGCTACGTGACCAGATGCAGACCGGCCCGTGCTCGCTGTCATGCATGGACAGGACGAACCAGCCGTCACCCTCTGGCCTCTCTGGCTGCCAGTGCAGGAAGCTGCCGCAGCCTTGCTCGAAGAACGGATCGGTGTCGGTGTCGACCTCGTGCTCCATCTCATTGATCTTGTATTCGAGGCCATTGGACGTGAACCACGCCTTGATCTCGTCCCGTGTCGTACCTTCATCCCACTCTGGGAAATCCGGGTGCGCCCATTGGCCGATCTCGTCCCGCTCTACCTGCGCTGCTTGGATTGCCATTTCCGTCTTCCTCGTCTGTTGATTCGCTATGCCGCCAACTGCGCCTCTTCCAACCGCTGAATCCGCACAACCGTCTGCACCCGCGGCGCATCTGGCCGGCGAACCGGGCGCATCTGCTGCACCTGGCCGCCGCCAACCAGCAGGGCCAGCACCAGCGGGGCGATGATTCCGCGCCGCATGGCCTCAAGGCACAGCCCGCGCACCGTGCGGATGTAATTCGGGTGGTCGCTCAGGTTGTACCGAGCCGATTCCAGCTGCTTGTTGATCGTCGAGGGGCTGCAGTTCATCTGCTTGGCGATCTCTTTCGCCCGCAGGTCCTTTGCCGCGTAGAGGACTGCCATCAGCTGGCGAGGGGCGAGGCCCTGGCCAAGGCGTCCTTGCCATCCTTCTATCTGGATCGTGTCCATGTAGGGGGTCCTTCGGTTCGGTTGTTTTCCCAATGCACCCTGTTGCCAAGGTGCATGAGGAATCAGGCGAGGCGGAAGCGGCGTCCATCCACATGCGCTTCGATGAGGTCGCCATCACCATCGAGATACGCGACTTTGATGCTCAGCGGCTCGCGAAAATATGGGCTGCCGGCCTGCTCGACGGGGTCAAGTACTGGGCTATCCAGCACCTCGGTGACCACCATGTCGCCATCCAAGCGCTTGTTGCGCAATCCTTCCTTCCAGGTGACTACGTCACCAACCTTGAACTTCGGTTGCTGCTCGGTGAGTGCTGCTGTCAGTGCTACCAGTACGTCGCGCTTGCTCATTTCTTTTGCCCTCCTGGGCTTCGGTTGTCATCCCAAAGCGCCCGCGCTGGCAGGCGCTTCAGTGATGCTTTCCTCTCCACCATGCTCATCGCCGGAGTCGTCTCTCTGGCCGGGTCAGCGTCTGGCATCTTCCCGGCTGGCTTGCATGGTTTCGCGTGGCTGCATGTGGAGCCACGGCCAGTTCCAGAGCTGGCATGGAGCGGGGAATTTGTAGAGCGCGCTGTACCGTTGCCGGGACCCCGCCGCGCTGATCTTGAGTTGTGAAAGAACTTCCGGGGGTTACCCGAGGCCCTTCGGCCTGTCGGTGCGCTGTGTTGCGCTTCGATGGGTGAACTATCTCCCAAGGAAATATTCGTGTCAACTCCAATGGAGATATTTTTGTCTCCAAAGGAGATACCTTTTTTCTGGTTGAGCTTTATTGCCGGTGCGAATACTGTATGTACGTCCAGTAGTTCGGAGGTTCAGATGGCGAAGCAGAAGGGAGTGCAGGAGGCTCGGAAGCCGAGCCCGGCGGAGCGGCTAGGTCTGCGGGTGTCAGCGATGATCAACTCGCCTATTGCGCAGCTGGGGAGGAGGGTGACGATTCATCGTCTCGACGATGATCCGCAGGAGGCGTGGGATTCGGTGATGGAGATGCTGGCCGAGACGGACGGACTGAACATGGTGTTCAACGACGACGGCACCGTCACGCTGGAATGGGAGCGCCGGGTCGAAGAGGACGTGGTGGTTGAGGACCGGGAGGTGGAACCGCTGGAAGAGGCAGCGGCGCCGTTCTAAGGCGCAGGCACCAGGGCACCATCCAGGCGAGTGGAGACGTGGACCATGCGCAGCCGGTAGCTAGCTAGGCGCCGGCTCGTCTTGCAATGCATTTCCTCAGGCCTAGACTGAAAAATCCACCAACCGACGCATAGGGGGTGCCCCATGGTTTCGCCTCTCGAACTGCGGCATATCATTGAATCAGGTTTGTTACCGCTGTCGTGCCGCTGCACTTTCAACCCGGATAGCTCATTGACCGTTGAGATAACAGCCCCGGGCAATCGCTGGCCGACCTTGACGGTTACCGGTATTTCCTCCGAACAGCTGACATCCTCTCAAGCAATAACAGCCTTGGCGACCGGGCTCAGGCAGGACTTTCGTGCATTGGAAGGCCAGATAAAGACGCAGTAGCCGGTAAGGCCCGCACAACACACGTTGCATCAGATGCAAAAAGCCCCGCCGAAGCGGGGCTTTTATTAACCTGCATCCTGAACGTTGCTCCTAGCTCCGCGATCCACGCGGTGGTCCATCAGCCATCCAGGCCCGGTGCGCGTCCTGCGTCATTGCGTACGCATAATGAGTCAACACGGTTGTGGCGAACATGGCTAATTTTCGCCGCCGCGTGTGCGCCTTGGCTTACGGCCGCTTGCCGCTGCGCCAATCCCAAGGCGGCACCGGTTGGGGATCTGGCCAAAGCCCAACAGATCGGGCACGCGCCTCGGTGTGCTCGAATTCGTAGGCGTTCCGTTCTTCTCGGGGCTGGTCGCTGGCGTAGCGCTGAAACCACCAGGCCATGCCCGAGGCGAGCTGCGCGCGGCCGGCGTCGAGCGTATGACCGCAGCCAGGGCAATCGGTAGGCTCAACCCACACGGCGCCGATGATGCGCTTCCAGCGGTCCCGCTTGGTCCAGTGGATGGTCACCTGCTTGCCGTGCGCCAGGTCGGACAGGCTCTGCCGTGATCGCTCTCCGAATGGCTGCTTGCGTTCCGGTGCATCGATGCCGCGCAGGCGGATGCGCTCCTGCTTCTTGTCGGCGGTCAGGCAGGTGAGGGTGTCGCCGTCGGCCACGCCGATGACGCGGCATTCGAGATTGGCAGCGAGGGCAGGGGAGGACAGCAGAAGAAGGGCGAGAGTGATGCGGTACATGGCGCTTCCTTGCGCATTAGTAAACCGTTTAGGTTCGCGGCGTCACTTGTTTGGTTTTGCGTCTTTTGCTCTTTTCAGGCGCCACATTCGGGGGCGGCGGGAGGTGCAGAGGGAAATCAACATCGGTGGCGCCAAGCTGTTCTAGTAGCGGTTTGGCAGTATTTCTTAAATAAGGAAACAAGAAAGTTGCTACTTGGAAGGAGCCGTGCACCCCGGTGATTTCTGGAACTGCTGCCTCTCCTACAATCTCTAACACTCCAGAAACAGTAATGGAGAAAAATGGGTCGGCTTCATCTTCATCGCGCGCAAAGAAAGATAATTGAGCTGTGAGCGTATCACCCACCGAAATGCCGGATATGTCATCTAATATATCCGCCTGAAACCTACCTGCGTAACCCGCGTTATCCTCGGCAGATATGTTAAATGCTTGTCCTTTTAATTCTATTGTCCTAATGCTTATAAGGCGCAGGTCGAAAAGATTCATTGTACAAGCCTCAGAGGAACGCGGTTGACGTTCTCCGGTATGAAATAATCTGCTTCATAGCCTGCCGGCGCGGGGTAGTGATGATGAATATGCTGGTGCCGTCCGTGCAAATGGCATTCTATTGCGTCTTTGACGAAGTCATTAATGCTCTTATCTTCGCGGGTGGCCTGTTGCGCAATATCTCTATGGAGTTTTCTTCCAATTCTTATATTGAACGTTCCTGAATATGGCTTGTCAGGTTCAACGCCAAGTTCTGCGCATGTTTCTATATAGTCATCTACAGCTTCTTTGAATGCTTCATAAATTTCGCTAACCGTATCGGCGTCATAACTCACGACGTCGTTTATATGAAGTATCCTTCCAAAAAGGATGTTGTTCTCCAAAGAGAACTCCACCGATCCCTGAAATCCTTTATGCTCAAGAATCTGTTTGCTCATTTAATGTGCCCTTCCTGTCTGAGTCCGTGTTTTACGTCCTCGATCTGATAGTCAAGTAATGTGCTATCAGGGTGTCGTTTATGCAGCAAAATCTTGTGATTGACACTGTTCACAAATTTTTTTCGAGATCCTTTGCCTTCAAGCTCCCTGTAGCCGTACGACCTCATGACCTTCACGAGTTCATCCCAGCTGAAATCTTTTGGCGGAGGCTCGCAGAGGAATCTCGCGATGAGCTTATCAAGCTTGCTCATTGGGACCTCTGCAAAGCGCGAAGGTTGCAACTATAAAGTAGTTGCACCTTGGCGCGCAATCCGCCCAGCACATGCTCCTGCAGGCCGAAAGTGATAGAGCTCTCATCTCACCCCCAAAAAATTCCTTTTTGTTCAAGCAGTTGCTCAACGGCTCATGCTATAGGCCCAGCATAACAGGGCGGTCGCTCATCCGAATTCGCTGCAGTCGGAGGAAGATACTTCTCCTCGACGCTCCCTCCGAGCCTTGTCAAACCTTCCTCGCATTCCAGACCAACAGCACCTTTGCATGGATCGTCACGTCGTCGATCCGCGCTTCGAGGTCCTTGTTCTTGGGGTTGTCCGATATCAGCCAGAAGTGCTCTGCGTCCTTCTGCTGGACGCGCTTGATGTAAAGCAGGTCATGCCAGGTCAGCACGTAGACGCCTTCGCCGATGAACTCGTTGACGCCGCGGTCGACGATGACCGGGTCTTTGTCGTTGATCGTGCCTTCCATGCTCTGGCCCCAGCCGGTGATCATCGCCAGCGCCTCGGGGGAGGTGTAGGTCACGCCCTTTTCGCGCAACACATCCTCGCGAATGACTAGGTTGCGGATGGCTTCGTTGTAGTCGGCCGGCACCTGGCCGTGGCCCATCGCGCCGCGGACGTCGTACTGAGGAATCAGGATTTCTTCCGGGCGCACGCGCAGGCCGGAGAAGTCGTGCGTGATGACGTTACTGGGAGGAGGGGAATCAGACGCCTCATCGACTGCCGAGAGAATGGCCTGGCGACCTTCGGGTGTGAGCTTGCCTGCCTTGGCAAGCATCTCGAGCACCAGTTCGGCAGAAGATGCTGAGCCGCTTTCTGCGTCTCGGGCCGCGCCAGCCGAAGCCTCGTTGATTCCGGCCGCCTCGGACATGGCCTGAATCTCTTCTGCCAGCCTTTTGCTGAACCGCGAGACAGGGATACCGAGCATCTTTGCGAGGGTCGCAGCCATTTCTTTATTGAGGGCTCGATAGCCGTTCAGGTGACTGCTGAAAGTCCCCTGGCTCATTCCAAGAGCGTGCGCAGCCTCTTCCTGAGTGAGCTTTTTTCCATTGGGCGGGGATAGGTTGTAAGCCAAGAACTCCGCCTTCAGCGAGGCGCACTCCTGCTTCTCCCACTCCTGCAAAGGGCGTCGGTCTTTTTTCATTTTCGGATTCTATTCCCGGCGGAAATATCTGCCTATCTCCATAGGAGTTGTTCCGTATCTCCTAAAGAGATATTCTGAAGCAGAACAAACTAGGAGAGCAGAGCAATGCGCCGCATTCCTCTTAAAGAATTCGCTGAGGCCAAAGGCCAGACCGAGGCTGCCAAGACCCTCGGTCTCACGCAGGGCGCGCTGAACAAAGCGCTTCGTGTCGGCCGCGAGATTTATGTCATTGAGCATGCCGACGGCACGCACACCGCCGAAGAGCTGCGCCCGTTCCCTTCCCAGCAGCCGAAGAGCCGGGCGGCATGAGCGGCAGGGTGTTGGGGTGATCGTCTTTGCATAGCAACGTCCCTGTCAGTGGTTTCCATGGATTCCATCTTAGGCAGGCAAGCGAAGCGGCGGTATTGGTCTGGTTTAGCTGTACGGCTATCCAGTACCGGAATTACAGACATGAAAAAGCCCGCTGGCGGGCGGGCTGATTCTTTGCAAAAGCCTGAGGTTCTCAGTATGCAAAACCTGAACACTACGATCAACCCTGCGTCTCGTGGCTTCACGCCGGACGATTCCGTGACTCGGACTATGTCCTCTCGCGAGATCGCCAAGCTCACCGGGAAGCGCCACACCAACGTGAAGCGCGACGTGCTGACGATGCTTGCCGACCTGAAAGCCAATGTGCTCAGTTTTGAGCATATCTACCTGGATGGTCGCGGGCGCCGCCAGACCGAGTACCTGTTGGACCGCGAGCATACCGACTGCCTGCTGACCGGATACAGTGCCGCACTGCGGATGAAGGTGATCCGCCGCTGGCGCGAACTTGAGCAGCAGGAAGCGTCACGCGTCGCCGTGACGTCGAATGGAACGAAGGTGATCGGCGAGATCGCCATCATGGAGTGCTTCACTCGCCTGCTGAAGCCGGCACCGTCCAGCCAGATTCTGATGCTGGCCAAGATCGCCGAGAACAATGGTCTGGAGCCAAGCTTTCTGCCTGCCTATGCGATAGATGCGGCGCCAGATGCTGGTGACGGCGGCGGTTCCATGCCCACTAAGCCGCTGACCGAACTGCTGAAGCTGCACGGCATAAAGTGCGCAGCTGCGCCATTTAACTGGAAGCTGCGCGACGCCGGGATCATCAAGCAGATGTCCCGCGTGAACGCCAAGCGCGAAACCGTCCATTTCTGGGCTGTCACCGAGAAAGGGCAGCGCTATGGCAAAAACCTCACCAGCCCTCATTCTCCTCGCGAAACGCAGCCTCACTGGTATGTCGAGCGTTTTGCCGAATTGGTGAGGATTGTCGCCGGGGGTGCCGCGTGAGCATGGGACTTATGGTCGCCGCGATGAAGATTCGCGTCGGCAATCCACTGCGCAAGCTGGTGCTGATCAAGCTGGCCGACAACGCCAGCGATCAGGGCGAGTGCTGGCCCTCGTACCAGCATATCGCCGATCAATGTGAGATCAGCAAGCGGTCGGTGATGAACCACATTGCCGCGCTCTGCGAGTCCGGCCTGCTCCGCAAGGAAATCAGGAAGGGAGGCCCTAAGGGGAACTCGTCGAACGTGTATTTCCTGACCCTTGGTGGTGAATCTCCTGCACCAGGGGTAGTGCAGCATGTTCACCAGGGTAGTGCAGGAGCTGCACCCCCTAGTGAATCTCCTGCACCAGGGGGTAGTGCAGGAGCTGCACCCAGAACCAGTCACTCTCTTGAACCGGTCAATGAACCGGTCAATGAACCGGTCAATGAACCATTGCCGCCCCAGGCTGACGCCTCGGTCGCCACGGGTCAGGTCGTTCCGTTCGAGCCGGTGAGGCCACGCGTTGAAATCCCAGCAGACATGCCGGGCCCCAAAGACCAGACCTGCAAAACCTTCCGTACCTGGGCCAACTACGCCTTCGCCTACCGCAAGCGCTACGGCACCTGGCCTGTCTGGAATGCCAAAGCCGGGGGGCAGGTCGGCCAGCTGATCGACCGCCTAGGGGCAGACGCTGCGCCACAGGTGGCCGCGTTCTACCTGACCGTCAACGACGCACGCCTGATCAACGGCTGCCACAACCTGAACGACCTGCTCGCCAAGGCCGAGGCGTTCCACACCCAATGGCAGACGGGACGCCAGATCAACGGGGCCACTGCCCGCCAGATCGAGCAGACCCAGGCCAACATCAACGCCGCACAGGAAGCCGCTGAGCGCATCCGCCAGAAGGGAGGTAAGCGCAATGCTTTCCTGTGACCAACAAGCTGAACTGGCCGCCGCCCTGTGCGCGACCGCTGAAACCCTGGGTCATGCGATCAGCGCCAATGCGGCCGAGCTTATGGCTGAAGACCTCGCCGAGTACGGCATGGAGGATATTGCTGCCGCTCTGCGCGCATGCCGGAAGGAGCTGACCGGCAAGCTGACCCTGGCGGCAATCCTTCAGCGTGTTCAGGCTGCTGATGGCCGTCCTGAGCCCAACGAAGCCTGGTCGCTCGCCCTGGCAGCATCGGATGAGTTCGACAGCGTTGTGCTGACTGACGAAATCCAGCTGGCCCTTGGTGCAGCTCGCGCGATTCTCGACGCCGGCGACAAGGTCGGTGCCCGCATGTCGTTTCTGTCCGCCTACCAGCGCCTGATTGACACCGCCCGCCGCGAAGGCAGGCCGGTCAAGTGGTCGCTGTCTCCCGGATTCGACCCCCAGCGCCGCCTGATGGCAGTGGAGGAGGCCGGGCGCCTTGGCCGTCTTCCCGCGCCGGTCGTTCAGGAATACCGCGAGCAACTGACGCACGAGCCGATCACCCAGGACGGTGCTGCCATTGCTGGCCTGATCACTGGGCGCGTTGCGATGCCGAGCCAAGACGTGCGCGCCAAGTTGCAGCTCGTGAAGGCGTCGGTAGCTGAGTCGCAAGCGGCGAAGGAAGCCAAGCGCGTCGCTGATCTCCGTGAGCGTCAGGAGCGTTTCGAAAAGCGTCGCCAAGAACAACTGGACGCGCTGGCTGCGCTGGAGGTGAAGGCATGACCGCATTCCTAATCCCAACACTCTCCTTCCTGATCGCCATCGCCGCGTGCGCGACCCTGGAGTTTCTGGTGCGGGTGAAGCGGGGAGGGCGAAATGGCTGACCTCGCACTCATCCGCACCGCCCAGGGCCTGGTCCCGGCCACGGAAGCCGACCGCGAGACCGTCCAGAAGTGGAAGGCCGGCCAGGTCGTGCACGGCAAATTCACCCGCATGCGGAACGCAAAATTCCACGGCAAGTTCTTCGCCATGCTCGATCTGGCCTGGGAGTACTGGGAGCCGAAGGGCGGGCTCATTCCCCGGCAGGAGCTGCGCGGCATTCGTGGCCTGGCCAAGTACTTCGAAGACCTGAACGGCAAGCCAGGGCAACTGGGCGCCGCAGTGCAGGCGTACCTGGAAAAGCTCGAGGCCGACCGCGCCGACCGATTTCCCGCAGTGGACAAGAGCCGCGAGGCCTTCCGCGACTGGGTGACCATCGAAGCAGGGCATTTCCACCTGGTGCAGACCCCGGACGGTATCCGCAAGGAGGCCAAGTCCATCAGCTGGGCCGCCATGGACGACACGGCGTTCGAGCCGCTTTACCGGGACGTGTTCAACGCCTGCTGGCGGCTGGTGCTGTCGGCGCATTTTGAGACCGAGGCCGATGCGATGGCGGCGGCAGAAGTGATGGGGGGCTTTGCATGAATAACCAATTCAAGCCGGGCGATCTGGCGCTGGCTCTGTCGGGGCATTTCATGGGAAGGGCGGTAGAGCTGATTAGGTTCGTGATGCCTGGCGATATCGTCACCTCGATCGACGGAAAGCGTTCATATGTATTCCGCCCTTCGAGCGGGAGACCTGGCTGGCACGTTGCCGTTGGTGAGGATTCGACTATTGAGCATGAAAGGAACCTCATGCCCCTGCGCGGCGACTTCCAGCCAGAGCGCCAGAAATCCCGCGAGGTGGAGGCATGACGACCCTCGAAGAAATCACGGTCTGCCCGGTAGCAAACCGGAACTTCTGGACCGAGCGAGCGCGTATGAACCTGGCGTTTGCCCGCTATCTAGGTGCCGGCCCGGCTGATCGGCGGCTTGAGCTCGCGGCCTTCCGGAAGAACATGGCGCACCGTCGCGCTCAGACATACCTCGAGCGCGGCGAAGTTCAGCTCGAGCTGTTCGGGGAGGTGGCGGCATGAGCATGTCAGGACACCAATCGCCCGTCATGGGCACTGATGAATGGCTGACGCCGCCGGAGATACTGGCCGCGCTTGGCTCGTTTGACCTAGACCCATGTTCGCCGCATGAATCGCGCCGCCCCTGGCCGACCGCCGCCGCTCACTTCTGCAAGGAAGATGACGGCCTAGCTCGAGAGTGGCATGGCCGCGTATGGATGAACCCGCCATTCGGCCGCGAGGCAATCAAGTGGATGCGCAAGCTCGCCGCGCATGGCAACGGAATCGCGTTGATCCCGGCCCGCACCGAGACAGCCATGTTCTTCGAGACGGTCTGGGGCGCAGCCGACGCCGTGCTGTTTCTTCAGGGCCGCCCACACTTTCACCGCATCGATGGCAGCCGGGCGGCATTCAACTCCGGCGCACCGATCTGCCTGGTTGCCTACGGGCTAGCAAATGTCGCTGCGCTGGAAAGGGCAGGGCTTGGTCATGTGGTCCCGGTCTTGCGGAGGGCTATTGCATGAAGCAAACCAAGCTCACCAGGGCCGTACGGCCCAAGAAATGCCGCAACACCGCCTGCCGAGCTGAGTTCGTGCCCGCTCGGCCACTGCAGACTGCCTGCAGCGTCGGCTGTGCTATCGCGCTGACCCAGACGCAGAAAGCGAGGGAGTCGCGCCGCCAGGAACAGCAGGAGAGGGCAGCCCGCCGCGCTGCGCGGGAACGCATCAAGACCAAGGGCGATCACCTGCGCGAGACCCAGGCGGCTTTCAACGAGTGGATCCGCGAACGGGATCGCGACCTGCCGTGCATCAGCTGCGGCCGGCATCACCAGGGCCAGTACCACGCGGGGCACTACCGGACAGTCGGGGCCAATCCAGAACTGCGCTTTAACCCGCTAAACGTCCATAAGCAGTGTGCCCCCTGCAATAACCACAAGTCCGGCGACATCGTGAATTACCGCATCAACCTGGTGGAGCGCATCGGCGCCGATCAGGTTGAGTGGCTTGAGGGGCCCCACGAGCCCCAGCGCTACACCATCGAGGAGCTGAAGGCGATGAAGGCCTCGTTCCGTGCAATGACCAGAAGCCTGAAGGGGAAGGCCGCATGATCTATCCAAGCACACTGGCTGCAGTGGTATCCGCCCTAGCGGCGGAATGTATCGACAACACGGCCAAGCAAGCCTGGCAGCGCATGTACGCGGCGGGGGAGGGGAGGCCCGCTGGGATGAGTGTTTCGCCAGAGGACCGCATGAATGCGGATTGCTGGGTGTTCGCTCGGCTGCATAGCCAACTGATACCGCGGCACTGGAATGCACTGGTTGCCAGGTTTAGCACTCATAAGCTGCGCAAGGTTGAGGCTATCCATGCGCTGGTGCCGCTCATCGCAAGCCACGCCCCGAGACTGTTTGTAGATCGGGCGGTGACGACCTGGGCAATCCCGCCGCTCAAGGGTGTGGATGGCAAGCGCTCAACGCGCGACCTGATCGTCCTGCCCGCCGGTTGGTACGACATGAACAACTGGGACGAGACGGCCAGCCCAGAGCGGACTCGGAGGCACTGGCGGAGCCTGATAGTCAAGACCCTGGAAGACATGGTTGGCGAGGCGCTGAAGGAGGCCGAGCAGATATTGCGAGCAGAAGGAGTGCTTCAAAGCGAAGCAGCTTGACTTCCGTTGCCGGAATGCCGAATATTTCCCCATCCTGTCATTCCTGCGCACGTGTAGGAGTGACCCAAAAGAACCCCGGCCATCGTGTCGGGGTTTTTCGTTTATGCGTGGTGGAGCAGTGGTCAGCTCGTCGGGCTCATATCCCGAAGGTCGCCGGTTCGAATCCGGCCCTCGCATCCATTTTTGGGCCCGGCCAAGCGCTGGGCTTTGTCGTTTCTGGCTCCCGTGTCTTCTTCCCAGCTCCGAGCGGACTGACGCACATCGAGGAGCCTGATTATTTTGCCCGACCTCCCCGGGCGTTTTATTCCTGGAGTCCCCCGAATGGCCGAGCCAACATCAACCGGCGTGCTAGCTGCCGGAATGGCGGGCGCGGGTATAGCAGGCCTACTGGCTGGCGTGGACAGCGCTGCAGCTGTTGGATCGCTATGCGGGTCGTTGATCTACTTCATCAGCGCCAAGGAACTGCACCTGCCCGAGAGGCTGGCCTATTTCCTGATTTCGTTCGTCATGGGCTATCTGCTGGCTCCCGCGATCACCGGGATCGAGCTATGGGGGATCAACCCCTTCGCGCTGCCGGCCTCTGCTGCCTTCGGCGCATCCCTGATGGTGGTGACCGTATCCCTGGCAGCACTCAAGAGGCGGCGCCAATCCTCGTCGCCGAACGGTGGTATCGATGGATAAGTCCCTGACCTACGCAACCCTCGCCCTGAGCCTGCTGATGTTCGTCCGGATGTTCACCTACCGCCGAGGCAGCTCCCAGTTCCGCCGCGACGTCTCGATCATGGCCGCCCTGATCATGGCCTGCTGTGGCGCGACGGTGATCTACATCCTCGCCGGCGAGCTTGTGGTCCCGATCAAGGCCTGGCCCATGGTCCTGCTGCTGGCCGTGCTCACGGCCTCGTTGATGCGCTGCGGGGGCAATCTCTCCAAGGTGCTGCGCCATCCCTATGGGTGGGACGGGCGAGAGCGGAGGAGGGGATGATCGAGCACTTCCATCACTGGAACGATGGTCGCGGTGTGCGGCGCGTATTCGTCAACGGCAACGAGATCCAGCGCGTGATCTGGGCCGATATCAAGCGCGGCTTGCTTGGAGTGGATGGAGGGAGTCTCCCTTTGAAAGCGGGTTTAGCTGCACGCTTGCGGCAGCTACTTAAGAGTAGTCCCGGTGTAGATCGGGTGCGCTTGTGACGCGGAAAAAGAAGTGGCGGCGTTGTGGTGGCTCCGCGTCGGGACGCATACTGCGTCCTTCTGCCAACGGAGAGCCAATATGTCATTCACAAGGATCCGGCAAGAGAGGCTGGAACAAGTCGTCGAAGCTGTCAGCGCGACAGGAAAGTTGAAGCGCCGCGCTGAAATAATAATGAAGCAGGTCGTTACTTTTGCCTCGGTAGATTTCATTCCCGAGTTGCTTGGCTTGCATATTGAAGCGCAACCCGATGGGTTCTATTCGATCCAAACGCCGTATGGAAACGGGCGAGGGAGAACGGAGTTATCGATCGGCGATACCGGCCATCAAGCGATCGTGCATATCGAAAAAGCTGTTTGCAACCGGCTCGACCAGACAGAGTGGCATCCAGTTTGGGCTCTGACTGTTAATGAGAAGGGCGTTTTCGCAGGAAGTGACACCGAGAACGAATTTGCCTTCGGGCCGTCTAGCGATGAATCTGTATATGAAATACTGCGCTCGATTTCGTACTCGATAGCAAAAGGGTAAACCGTCTCTTTGCTGATTGGCCCGCTATCCAAGCGGGCTTTTTTGTTGCCTGCGTTTCAAGGGTTACGTTGACATTTGAGGTGGCACATGACCATCCGGCCCATGCCACACGCTGATCTGGTTGAGGTGGGCGAGTTCGGAATCATCCTGCGTCCAGCGCCCGAGGTGTGGGGGTGGATCAGCGATCAGATACTCGCCGACACCGGCAGCATCCATAACCCTGACCATGCGCATCTGATCGACGCCGACATTGGCGTCCTATGGGCATCGGCTTCCTTTGCCAAGAAGGGGCGCGTAGTCATAGGCCAGGCCGAGCAGGTCATGTTCCGCGCCGGTGGATGGCAGAAGGCCCGGCAAGAGCAGCAGATGATGAACTGGTTCGGGCGAGTGCCGGCGTACCTCATCACCCTGGCGGCGGACTACTGCTCGCAATGCAGCGACGCGGAATTCTGCGCTCTTGTCGAACACGAGCTGTATCACATAGCCCAGGCGAAGGATGCCTTCGGCGCACCCAAGTTCACCCAAGAAGGCCTCCCGAAGCTGGAGGTGCGCGGCCATGACGTCGAGGAATTTGTCGGCGTGGTTCGCCGGTATGGGGCAAGCCAAGGCGTGCAAGAGCTGATCGACGCAGCAAACCAGCCGCCCGAGGTGGCAAGGATCAACATTTCGAGGGCCTGCGGAACCTGTCTGCTCAAGTCGGCCTGATTCAGTGACAGGATTTGACGGATGGCATCTCTATGGCAGTGCTTCGAAGCGAGGTCAAAGCGTACATCGTTCAGGCGCTGGCCTGTTTCGACACGCCATCGCAGGTAGCTGAAGCGGTCAAGACCGAGTTCGGCATCACGATTACGCGGCAGCAGGTCGAGTCGCACGACCCTAGCAAGTACGCCGGGCAGAGGCTGGCCAAGAAGTGGGCCGACCTCTTCCATGACACCCGCAAGCGCTTCCGCGAAGAAACTGCCGAGATTCCGATCGCCAATCGCGCATACCGACTGCGAGCTCTGGGGCGAATGGCCGAGAAGGCCGAGAACATGAAGAACATGGCGCTGACGGCTCAGCTGCTGGAGCAGGCGGCGAAGGAGTGCGGGGACGTCTATGTGAATCGCCAGCCTAAGGTTGAGGCGGGGCCTGGCGATGTTGCGCCTTCGAGCGTGACCGTGACCGTTGTGGATGCGAGAAAGTCTGATGCCGACGCTTAACGTCCCGCAGGCGCGCTTCCTCCAGATGCAACACAAATTCCGCGGGTTCGTCGCTGGCTTCGGCAGCGGCAAGACCTGGGTAGGGTGCGCTGGAATCTGCAAGCACGTGTGGGAATGGCCTCGCATCAATTCCGGCTACTTTGCGCCGACCTATCCGCAGATCCGCGACATCTTCTTCCCGACCATTGAAGAGGTGGCTTTCGACTGGGGCCTTCGGGTCAAGACCAAGGAAAGCGATAAGGAGGTCGAGTTCTACAGCGGCGGTCAATATCGCAGCACAACCATCTGCCGCTCCATGGAGAAGCCGCAGACCATTGTTGGCTTCAAGATCGGGCATGCCCTTGTCGATGAGCTGGATGTTCTGCCGGCAGCGAAAGCTCAGCAGGCCTGGCGCAAGATCATCGCCCGGATGCGGTACAAGGTGGACGGCCTCAAAAACGGCGTAGACGTCACCACGACGCCAGAGGGCTTCAAGTTCGTACATCAGCAGTTTGTGAAGCAGCTGCGCGAGAAGCCAGCGCTCAATGGGATGTACGGCCTGGTCCAGGCGAGCACCTTCGACAATGAGTTGAATCTGCCAGACGACTACATCCCGTCCCTGATGGATTCATACCCCGAACAGCTGATCATGGCCTATCTGAACGGCCAGTTCGTGAATTTGACGTCCGGGTCGATCTACACAGCCTACGACCGCAAGCTCAACGGTAGCAGTGAGGTGGTGGAGCCTGGTGAGCCAATATTCGTGGGGATGGACTTCAACGTCGGGCACATGGCAGCAATCGTCCACGTCAAACGCCTGGGTATGCCCCACGCGGTGGATGAGGTGATCGACGCGTACGACACCCCCGACATGATTCGCCAGCTCAAGGAGCGGTTTTGGCTGTATGCCGATGGAGAGTACAGCAAGACCCGCGAAATCAGGGTTTACCCGGACGCCTCTGGTGATTCCAGGAAGTCGGTGAACGCCAGCGAGACCGACATCGCGCTGCTGAAGCAAGCAGGTTTCATCGTGTCGGCGCCGTCGGCAAACCCGCCTGTGAAGGATCGCATCAACTCCATGAACGCCATGTTCTGCAACGCAGCAGGTGAGCGGCGGTATCGCGTGAACGCCGACCGCTGCCCGACCTATGCCGACGACCTAGAGCAGCAGGTGTGGGGCTCGAATGGGGAGCCGGACAAGAGCCAGGGCAACGACCACCGGCCGGATGCGGGCGGCTACTTCATCCACAAAGAATTCCCGATCATCAAACGCACTGCCGGCACCCGCCGTATCCGAGGACTCTCATAATGCCGGTTCAATCCACCAACCCCGACTACGACCGGCACCTGCCCGAGTGGCAGCTAATGGACGCCGCGCTGGAAGGCGAGGAGGCCGTCAAGGCCAACACCGCCAACCTGCCCAAGCCGAGCGGCATGGTCGAAGCCGAGAAGCAGGACGCCGCCGGCAACCGCTATCTGTACGACAACTACCGGGACCGGGCTCAGTACGAACACTGGGTGCGCGATAGCCTGCGCTCGATGATGGGCCTGGTAACGCGTCTGCAGCCCGAAATCGAGCTGCCGGCGGGCATGAAAGGGCTGCTGGACAACGCCACCGCTGACGGCTTCGGCCTCAAGCAGCTGTTTTTCCGCCTGGTGCGGCAGATCATTTCGCATGGCCGCATCCCGCTGGTGGCCAACATCGACGACAACGGCCTGCCGTACTTCTCGACCTATGCCGCAGTCAACGCGATCAACTGGAAAACAGCCAGCCAGAGCGGCCGCCAGGACTTGGTGCTCGCTGTGTTCCGCGAGTTTCGGGAGAAGGCGGGCAACGACGAGTTCAGCCATGAATGCGAGCCGGTGTACCGCGTCTTCGCGATGCGCGACGGGGTCTGCTACAGCTCGGTCTGGAACGATGCGGGCGAGGTAGTGGACGGCGAGACGGCGCTGGGCACCACCGGCGCAGATCAGCGCCTGGTCAAGGGGCTTGAGTACATCCCGGTCGTCTATTGCGGCTCGACCGACAACGGCCCGGACGTGGATGAAGTGCCACTGCTGAGCATGGCGCGGGCAGCACTCAAGTCCTACCAGCTGAGCGCTGACTATTTCACCGCGTTGCACCAAACCAGCCACCCGCAGCCGTGGGTCTCAGGGCTGGATGAAAACGTTGACCTTTCGGTCACCGGCCCGTCCGCTGCCTGGGATCTTGGCCCGAATGGTTCATGCGGCTATCTGGAATTTCAGGGCGCCGGCATCGAGGCCGTCCGCCAGGCGATGGATGATCAGCGCAATGCAGCGCTCGAGGCCGGTGCCAAGGTCATGGATATCGGCGGCACCGAGTCGGGAGAGGCACGCAAGGCCCGGCAGAACGACCAGCACGCCACGCTGCACAGTATGGTTATCACCGCGGCCGAAGGGCTCGAGCAGGGCCTGCGCTACATCGCCGACTGGCTTGGCTTCGATGAAAAAGAAGTGTCATTCACCGTCAAGCCGGACTTTACGTCGGTGGGCGTTGATCCTCAGCTCGCCGCCCAGCTGCTGACTGCGGCGCAGGCCGGCATCGTCAGCCATGACTCGTTCTGGCTCTACCTCACGACCGGAAAGCTGCCCGAGCGCGATTGGCAGACCGAGCTAGGGCTGATTCAGGAGCAGGGCCCGGACCTTGGGGGGATGTAAATGCCAACGGCCAACGAAAAGCTGGCCGACCTCGCCATCGGCCACCAGATATACCTGCAACGGTACGGCGGCGGGGTGGTGCGGCGCTTCATAGCGCTGCTCAACCGAGTGGACAATGACCTGTTCGCCAGGCTGACCGAAGCGCTGGAGCGCCTGCCGCCCGAGTCGTTTACTGTGCAGCGGCTGGACCAGATGCTGGTGCAGGTCCAGCAGCTCAATGCCCAGGCGTACCGCGCGGCCGGCGAAGAGCTGGACCAGGCCCTGCTGGAACTGGCCGGGTATGAGGCGAGCTATCAGCACCGGGCCATCCAGGCGGTTCTGCCGGCGGCGGTTGCTGAGCAACTGACTGTCAGTGCGGTGTCCGCTTCGCAGGTACACGCCGCGGCAATGGCCAGGCCATTCCAGGGCAAGCTGCTACGGGAGGCGCTGAAGGACATCGAGGCGGCGCGAGCTGAGCGAATCCGCGATGCAATCCGGATGGGCTTCGTCGAGGGCGAAACGATCGGTCAAATGGTTCGCCGGCTACGCGGCACCAGGGCGCTTAAGTACGCCGACGGCCTGCTGGCGATCGACCGGCGCGGCGCCGAGGCTCTGGTGCGTACGGCGGTGAACCACACGGCCAACTACGCGCGCCAGGCCACATTCGAGGCGAACGCGGACCTGATCCAAGAATGGCAGTTTCTGGCCACTCTGGACGGGCGAACCACGCTCACCTGCGCATCGCTCTCGGGTAAGAAGTTCAAGATCGGTACCGGGCCTCAGCCGCCGCGGCATTGGGGCTGCAGAAGCACGTCGGTTCCGGTGCTGGCCTCGGCCTGGGAAGCGCTTGGCCTAAGTAAGTCCGAGATCGACCCGGGCACGCAGGCGAGCATGGACGGCCAGCTGGCGGCTGACATCAGCTATGGCCAATGGCTGAAGAGCAAGCCGGCGGCGTTCCAGGACGAGGTGCTTGGAGCGGAGCGCGGCAAGCTGTTCCGCAACGGTGGGCTGACGGTGGACCGCTTCACCGATTCGCGCGGCAAGGTCTACACGCTCGACGAATTGAGGAGGCGAGACGCTGACGCTTTCGAGAAAGCGGGGCTATGATGGCGTCATGACTACCAAGCACCCATTCCATGTGATCGAAGGCTCCCAGGAGCAGACGAACACCGCCAAGCTCAAGCAGGCGCGCAAGGCCAATCCTGCCGCCGCGCATCCGTTCCGCTGTCACCGGTGCGGCGGCGGGGAGATCATCGAGACGAAGGTCGGCATGATCTACAAGAATGGCAAGCCGCAGGGCGGGACGAAGCAGTATCTGTGTGGGCATTGCTTCATGAGGGGTGAAAGAGTGGTGATGGCATGAGTGAAGGCGAAGAAACCATGCTTGTGCGTATGCCTGGCGGCGACGTAATCCGCAGGCCTGTTGCGTATAAGACCCAGGCGCGCGATCTGGCCGGGAAGCCACTTGGAGGCCCTGTTTGCGAGCCAGAACTGCACGAGGATGAGGCATTCATCCAGGTGATGGGCAATCCCATTCCGCTGATCATCAAAACCAGATAACCAAAGACCCGGCCCAGCGCCGGGTTTTCCATTTCTAGAGCCCTGACTTCGGTCGGGGCTTTTTCATTTCTGGCCATCCGGCCACAGCGCGGCCAGGCCGCTCCAATCCCGAGGGGAACCACCAATGTTTGACTTTGACCCTGCCGAACTCGGCCTGCAGCTCGATGAAACCCAAGCCAAAGCCCTCAAGGAGGCGCTGGGCGGGAAGGTGCAGCAGTACCTGGACACCGAGGTCGCTGGCCTCAAGAGCAAGAACCAAGAGCTGCTGGGTGCCAACAAGACCCTGAAAACCGATCTGGACCAGTTCAAGGGCCAGTTCGAAGGCCTGGACATTGGCGCGGTCAAGTCGCTGCTCCAGAAGGCCAGCCAGGACGAGGAAACCCGCCTGCTGGCCGAGGGCAAGCTCGACGAGGTGATCAGCAAGCGCACCGAGCGCCTGCGCGCCGATCTGGACAGGCAGCTGCAGGCCGAGAAGGAGCGGGCCGACAAGGCCGAGTCCTTCGCCAAGCGCTTCAGCGACAAGGTGCTGGCTGATTCCATCCGCGGCGCCGCGCTCAAAGCCGGCGCGCTGCCCGAGGCATCCGAGGACATCATCCTGCGCGCCAAGGGCACCTTCACACTCAACGAAAACGGCGAGGCAGTAGCTGTCGACGCAGATGGCCAGGTCATCTACGGCAAAGACGGCAAGACCCCGCTCAGTCCGCTCGAATGGGCGGAATCGCTGCGGGAAACCGCATCACACCTCTGGCCAAGGGCTCAGGGTGCCGGACCTACCGGCGACAACGGTGGCAAGGCTGCCAAAAAATGGGGCGATCTCAACGAAGTCGAGCGTGCGCGCTTGGCCCGAGAGAAGCCCGAGGAATTCAAAAAACTCATGGCAACCCGAGGGCAATAACTCATGGCCACCACTCAACTGACCGACATCTTCGTCGGCGAGTACTACGCAACACTGGATCCGGTAAACAGCCCGGAAAAAACCGCCGTCTACGACTCCGGCATCGTCACCCGTTCGCCGGTGCTGGATGGCATCGCCAGCGGCAGCCAGGGCACCGCCGAAATCGCCTACTGGCAGGACCTGGACGCCGACGAGGCGCCGAACATCTCCAACGATGACCCGGACGACCTGGGCGAAGTCGGCAAAGCCAGCCAGGCGAGCATGAATGCCCGCGTCCTGTACCTGAACAAGGGCTACGGCGTCGCTGACCTCACCGCTGAGCTGGCCAACACCGAGCCGATGCAGCACATCCGCAACCGCTTCGGCACCTACTGGACCCGTCAGTGGCAGCGCTACCTGCTGGGCGCAGCGCGCGGCATCATCGCGTCCAACATCGCCAACAATGGCGGCGACATGGTGATCGACGCCGGCGCATCCATTGCGGCCACCGCGTTTCAGGACGCTGCGTTCACCGCCGGTGACGCGGCCGACCAGTTCAGCGCGATCGGTGTGCACTCGGTCGTCATGAACCAGATGGTCAAGGCCGACATGATCGAGTACATCCGCGACAGCGATGGCCGCATCATCCTCGCCACCTACTTGGGCAAGCCGGTGTTCATGGATGACGGCATGGTGTACGCCGAGGGCCAGTACCTGTCGGTGTTCTTCGGCTCCGGCGCGTTCGGCTATGGCGAGGGCTCGCCGACCAACCCGGTGGAACTGGAACGCAAGCCGTCCGGTGGTAATGGCGGCGGCGCCGAGGTGCTGTGGGAGCGCAAGACCTACATCCTGCAGCCGGCGGGCTTCAGCTGGAAGGGCGCCACCGCGCAGAACGCATCGCCGACCGCTGCGCAGTACGCCAACGCGGCCAACTGGCAGCGGGTATTCGACCGCAAGCAGGTGCCGTTCGCAGCTGTCATCAGCGGAACCGCCGCCGGCGGCTAACCAGCCAGGGCGCCTTCACCGGCGCCCATTCCTCAGCGGAGACAATCATGAAAGTCATTTACACCGATAAGCCCGGCAAGGACCGCGATGTTTGCTACCGCACCGCCTTCCTCGGCGTCATCAGCAGCGCAAAGGAGGTGGTCGTCGACGGGAAGTTTCCCGGCGTGGCCGAGGCCTACGAGGCAGCGGGAATCAAGGTCGGCGGCAAGGCCAAGCCAGAGTCCAGCGGCGAAACCGATCCGCACAAGATGGGCGTGCCCGATCTGAAGGAATGGCTCACCAAGCAGGGCATCGAATTCGACGCCAGCGCGAAGAAGGCCGACCTGCAGAAGCTGATCCCGGCAACTGAGCCGAACGCCGGCGGCGCGGCCGATCCGGAAACCACCGAGGACTGATCAATGACCGACTTCATCACCGTTGCCGATGTTGATGCCCTGCTTGGTCCTGGCTGGGCCGGTACCGGTGATGCAGTCCTTGCCGTCACGATGGCCAACGCCTGGTTGACGGCCAAGATAACGCGACCTGTGCCCGAGCCGGTGCCCAGCGAGATAAAGCTGGCCGGGGCGCAGATCGCAAAGGAGGCTGCAGCGGGGCGAATCTTCGCTGCAGAAGATCGGGAGGTGGTCAGCACCAGCGTAACCGCCGGCCCGGTCACCACGGCCAAGACCTTCGCCAAGGGTTCCAAGCAGACCACTGCCGGCGAGTCGTTCGCCCTGGCGCTGCTGGCGCCCTGGACCCGTCGGTCCGGCATCATGATGCTCAAAAGGGTCTGACATGAGCCTTCGCGCTGAAATCCTCGACGGCATGGCTGAGGCGGCCGCGGTGGTGGCTGAGATCGGCGAGCTAGTTACGCTGCAAATCGTTACCGCTGGCGGCTATGACCCTGTAACTGGGGTAGCCACGCCGGGTGAAACCAAGACCCAGCAGGCCCGGGCCATCCTCGACAACTACAACCTGCAGTCATCCGGCCAGCAATACGCCGACGGCACGCAGATCCTTCGAGACGACAAGAAGCTGTTCCTGCCGATGCTACAGCGTGTCGATGACGCGGAGATCCTGCAGCCTCTGGAATGGCCGCCGTCGCCCGAAACCACTGTCACTGCATCTGGGCAGACCTGGAAGATCATCAGCATCCAAACCATCAATCCAACCGGCGATGTGCTGGCCTACGAGCTGCAAGTGAGGCGCTAATGGGATTCTCCAACGACATCCGCCGTTTCACAACGAAGACGACCGAGGCGCACAACAAGATCACGCGCGTGGCGACGCTAGAGCTATTCAGCGGTGTGATCAAGGCCACGCCAGTAGATACAGGGCGGGCGCGTGGGAACTGGCAAACGGCCCCGGGCTCCCCTGTTGCAGGCGAGACGGAGCGCCTGGACAAGAGCGGCGGCGAGGCTATTGCCGAGGTCGAGGCGAAGACACCGGAGGGGGCAGGGCAGGTGACCTATCTGTCGAACAACCTGCCCTACATCATGACTCTCGAAGAAGGCAGTTCAACTCAAGCGCCTGAGGGCATGGTCAAGCGCAACATGGACCGCGTGCAGAAGATGGTCGAGGCCGCGGCCCGCAAGAACAGGGTTTGACCATGTCCGAAACCAAAATCAACGCCGCCCTGGTATCGGCCTATCTCGCCTCGGGCGTCATGCCGCAGGAGCGCACGGCGTTCGAAGGAGTCAAGTTCGACCCGGTCACCGGCCAGAGCTGGGCGCGCCTCACCGGACTGCCCAGCGGGAGAGGTCCGGCTGCCATGGGCGCGGATGCACCGCAGGAATGGGCAGGCATCCTGCAGGTTGACCTGTTCCACCCGAAAGGGACCGGAACCGGCCCGATTCTGGCCGATGCTGACAAGGCGCTGACGTTCTTCAAGTCTGGCAAGCGCCTCGACTACCAAGGTCAGGGCGTACTGATACGGCGCGCCGAGCGCTCGCAGATTCGCCAGGAGGACGTCTGGCAGTCTGTCAGCATCAGCGTCTACTGCACCGCCTGGACCTTCCCTGCATAACCCACAACCACGAACACTGCGGCCCGCCTTGAGCGGGCTTTTGCATTTCTGGAGATAGCAAATGCCCTATGCACAAGGCGTCAATCAGAACACCTACATCAAGCTCGAGGGCGTCGGCGGCACGCTGGACCCAGCCGTCGCGTGGATTCCACTTCGACTGATTACCAACGGCCTGAGCCAATCCGTCGAGGAGCTGGAGTCGGACGAGATGCTGCCGGGCCGCCATATGGCCGAGTCCCGCAGTGGCGTTTCCAGCGTGACCGGAGACCTGGAAGCGGAACTGACTTTTGGGACCTTCGACATGCTGCTCGAGGCGGCTTTCCACGGCACCTGGACCGACAACGTTCTCAAGACCGGCTCGATCCGCCGCAAGTTCGCCATCCTCAAGCACAACGAGGACATCGGCCGCTGGCTGATCTATCGCGGCTGCGAGGTTGGCACGGTTGCCATCGACTGCCCGCTACAGGGCAAGATCGGCGTCACGTTCTCGATCATTGGCACCAAAGAAGAGGCCTATGTCTTCGACGCGGTAGAGGAGTCGATCGCCGATCCGACCGAAACTGTGATGATGACGACCTTCGAAGGCTCGCTGACCGAAGGTGGCACCGGTCTCAACCACGCGACCGCGCTGAACCTGTCGCTCGACAACGGCATGGAGGCGATCTATCGCCTGTTTTCGCGCGACGCTTACGACATCAAGCTGGGTCGCATCAACGTCTCCGGCAGTCTGTCAGCCTACATCGAGGATGACCGACTGAAGGCCAAATACCTCGGCGAGACGAAGACGCCGCTGGTCATCACGCTCACCGACGGCGAGAACAGCTACCAGGTCAGCATGACCCGGGCCAAGCTGACCACATCCAGCGAAGAAGGCAGCGGCGACGACCCGATCATCCAGTCCTATGACTTCCGGGCGTTCAACGACCAGGCCGTCGACACCGAGATCACCATCACCCGCATTTCGGCGTAAGGGGTTTGCATGAAGCCGAGTGACTTTTTCACCCGAGCCAAGGCGAACGAGGGGGAGCGCATGCAGCTCTCCCTGCCTGATGGCACCGCAACGGATGAGTGGCTGCTGATACGGGGCGTTGATTCGGACGAGTTCCGCACGGCGCTGGACGAGTTCCGGCGTGAGTTGCTGGGCGTCGCATCGATCAAGGATGAGGCCGAGAAGACCGCCAAGACCGAGCAGGCCCGGTTGCAGCTGAACGCGGCGCTGGTCATCGGCTGGTCGTTCGAGGATTTCAGCGAGGACACATTGCTGGAGTTCCTGCGCGAATCGCCCTACATCGCCGCCGAGGTGGACCGGTTCGCGAGTGACCGCCGCCGTTTTTTTGGGAAACGCTCGACGGGCTCGCCGAAGGACTGATCGCGCACGCCGAGCATCAACTGGGCCTACTGAAGCCTGCCGGGCCCAGGCCAAAGAAAGGCCCGGACAAGCGCATCACCGTCCGCGCGCAGCTGGAAGCCATCGCGGAGAAGACAGGCAAACGGCCGAGCCGCCTGGACGGTCCGCCGTGTCCGCCGGAACTGGCCTATGTGTGGGAGTGGTATTGCAGCGCTCGCCCGGTCACGTCATTGGCCGAACTGAAGGCGTGGGCTGATCTGTACGGCAGGCAGCTAAGGCCACACGAGATCACGCTGATGCGCCGGCTTGCAACCGTTGAGGATCGGGTTGCGAACGGATGCGCATGATTCTACGACACCGAGATTCACAAAACTGAGCGGCAGGGCCGCAGGAGTGAGGCATGAACGAGCATCCGAACGTCGGGCGGCAAATCGCCCAGCAATCGGCAGGTAAGCTGCTGGACGATTTTGAGGCGGTTATTGCTACTTCAGATCTAGGCGAAGCCCTTTCTGAAGCGCTTTCAGGGCAAGGTGACCCTGGGAAGACCCGTCCGCCAGGCTCTTGTCTTCAGGGATAGAATCCAGCAGGCGAACAATGGCATCGTTGACCGCCTCTCGCTTTGTAGGGTCGAGCACTGCCAGGGACGTACCAATTACCTGTATGGCCGCCATAACCCCTACCTGGAATGGCGTTATGTTTTCTTTCTGCTCAGACATCTTGACCTCCTAGGTCATCTCGCCCCGTCCATGGGTCTCACGCATTGGCCGGGGCCGGTTGGTGGAGTCACAACGCTACTACGCCTTTCCAGCGGCAGGTAGCTGTTGATCTGGCCAGGCTGGATGGCCGCACAGTGGCAGGGACAAGGCGTTCTGCTACATTCCGTCCTTTATCGAGGGAGGGGGCATAATGTCGCGAGTATTGAAGGGTTGTTTGCTGAGCCTGGCTGCGGTCGTTCTACTGTCAGGTTGCGCGGTTGGCAACAAGCACAGCTATCACGATGCAATGGTTTTGTTTGATGTCGAAGCTGCGTCCATGGTTGCCGTGGCAGCTCAGGATCGGAGGCCTTATGTGCTCTCGGGAGCCAAAACCCCGGATTTTGTAGGCTTGCAGCGCGGGGGCTTCGGCAACCCGTTTGACGTGACTACGCAAAGCGGAAAACCTCTATCGACTGACTTCACCGAATCAGTGGTTCGGTCCCTAGTGCAAGGCGGCGCGAAGGCAGTCCCGATATCCATTGCGCCTTCTCTGAATCGAGAAAGGGCGATTGCTGAACTTAGGCGCTCGGGTGCAGAGAAGTTGCTGTTGCTGCAGCTTAACGAATGGAAGTCTGACACCTTCAACAACACAGCGCTGATTTACGACGTGAAAGCGTACGTATGCGACTCGACGGGAGAAATCATTGCCGAAAGCGAGATTTCAGGCCGCGAAAATCTGGGAGGCAGCGCTTTCAATCCGCCTGGCCACGCCAAAGCGGCGGTACCTCAAGCATTCAAGCGAAAGCTTGAGGAGCTGCTTGGCGCCAGGCAGGTAGCCGCAGCGCTGAAATAGTCCATCCATCGACGTAGCTGAGTGGGGTCGTGATGAAGGTGATCGGCGGATCGTTTGGGCTAAAAGGCAGTGCTTACATCGCCGGGCCAAGGCTCATTGTCGAGGCGGCGCAGAAGGCTAGTTATTCGCCTGAGCAGGTATCAGGCGTAGTGAGCCGCACGGAGAAAGAGCGCAAGTTCGGAATCATGGGCGCCGTTGCAGGAGCTGTACTGCTGGGCGCTCTCGGTACCATGTTTCTTGGCGTAGCGGGCGCAGTGATTGGCATTGTGGTAGCGATTGCCGGCTCCTTCTACTCCAGTACGCGGAACGTCTGCGAGGTGACATTCTCGGACGGCAAAACACTGGCGCTTGAATGTACGGCCAAGGCCGTGACGAAACTGGTCAAGTTCGCCCCATAACAACTTACGCAATTCTCGAGCCCGCCCAGCGCGGGCTTTTTTACGCCTGGAGAAAAGATGCGCCCCCAAGACTTCTATACACGAACCAAGGCAAGCCGGGGTGTGCGCGTTGAACTCGTCGATCTTTCAGGCAACCGTGAGTGGGTGCGAGTGCGCTCAGTGCTGAGCCTGGAATTCGTCGCTGTAGCAGCGGCCATTGCGGAGCGGGCCGACCATTACCGAGCATTGTTTGACGCCGCAGAGCCGGCTGAGCGCAAACGGCTGATTCGGCTGCGCCGCTCGACGCTGGCATCTGCGCTGGTGGCCGACTGGTCACTGCCGATGAAGAAGCCGTCCGAAATTACACAGCTGCTCACTTCGAACCCGCGCCTGCGCAGACAGATCGAGCGCATATCCGAAAACCACGCTTTGCACTTTGGAGTGACCAATGACTGAGTACGCAAAGCTGGTCGTCGCTGTCGACAGCACGCAGGCCGCCAAGGCGGGAACGGACCTCGGCAAGCTTGAGAAGGCATCGAAGAGCACCGAGCGCAGCATCGGGAGCTTGGGTAGCGTCGTGCGGTCCGTAGCGGCGCCACTGGCGGCTTTTTTGAGCGTCCGCGCTGTTATCCGGGCTTCCGATGAATACGGCCAAATGGCCTCCCGTATACGGAACGCCACAAGCAGCACTGAAGAATACGAGATGGTGCAGGCGCGGCTGCTGGAAACGGCCAACGGCACCTATCGAGCCCTCAGCGAAGCGCAAGAAGTATACCTGTCCACGGCTGACACGCTTCGCGATCTCGGATACGCAACGTCCGAAGTTCTGGATATCACGGACTCCTTCTCCTACGCGCTGGTGCGTGATGCCGCGCGCGCGGATCAGGCCACCACTGCCATGGACGCATACTCCAAGGCGCTGATGAAGGGAAAGATTGACGCCGACGGCTTCGCGTCGATCCTGGCTGCAACTCCATCGATCGTGAACGGCATTGCCGCTGCAACCGGGCGAACCACCGAAGAGATCCGCAAGCTCGGCGCTACCGGCAAGCTATCAGTAGAGGCGCTTAACGAAGGCCTTCGCCGCAGCCGCGATGAGAACAAGGCGCTCGCGGACGCGATGGAAACGTCTGTGCAGGACGCCCTGGTCAACCTTCAAACCCAATTCGGCGTATTTGTAGGGAAGGTCAATGAGACCTCTGGCGCTAGCGGTGTGTTGGTGGATTCGCTTGGTGAGCTGGCGGACATATTGGCCGACCCGGCGACAGTAGAAGCGGCACAGCAGCTAGCGGCAGGCGTGGTTACTGCATTTAGCGGCATCGCGTCAGCCATGCGAGAGACTGTTGGCATTGTTCGCTGGGGCGCTGACGAGATGGCGGCCATGATGAATGGCATCGCGGCCGACGACGTTGTGCGGCTGAATGATGAGCTGGTTCGGCTGCAGAAGATGAAGGAGGGGGGCGCCCTCGATAAGCTGGTCTTCTTCGGCCGTGACGGCATGGTCTCCTACTACAACGAGCAGGAGCTGGACGCCGAAATTGCAAAGATCCAGGCTGCGTTGAATGACGCCATGAATCGGCCTGCCGCCAACCTGCCGGCGCCAGCCGAGCCGCCGAAGGCGGTTTCCGAAACGAGAAAGCTGGTGTCTGCAATCGCAGCGGACACAAAGGCAGCTGACGCTGAAGCGAAAAAGCTGACGAACTCCTATCAGTCGATGGAGAAGTCTCTGGCCCGTCAACTCGCGCTCTACGGGCAGACAAGCGAATTCTCCAGCCTGCGTTTCGAGATTGAGCAGGGCTCACTGAAGGGCATCGTCGGGCAGCAAGCCGAGTACTTGATCGGCCTCGCCCGTGAACTGGACGCCAAGCGCGAGCTGACCGAGCAAGAAAAGATCCGCATCGACATCCTGCGCGAGTCAGGCCAGCTTCGGGCCGCCAACGACGCACAGTTCGAACTGGAGTACGCCGAGAAGATTGCGGAATACGAGCGTCAGGGCAATGTCGAGGCGGCGGAGCGCCTGCGGACGCTGAAAGCCATCCGTGAAATCCAGATGAATGCTGATAATGCGCCGGGTACCGTCGAGGGCGTGACACAAGCGCCGACCGTAACCGGGGCTGATGCGATGTTTGGCGGTGCTTTTGGAGAGCTGGCAAAGCTGCAAGAGCAGGCCGAAGCTCAGGAGCATTGGCGAGACACGGAGCTTGAAAAGCAGAAGGCCTACCTAAATACGCTGGAAGGCTTTGAACAGGAATATGCCGCCCGCGTAGAGAACATCCACCAGCAGCACCGGGACCGGATGGCTCAAATAGATGCCGCAAGCCAGCAAGTGGCCCTGACAGCTGCATCTCAGGGCTTTGCAGATATGGCGTCCGTCCTGCAGTCCGCCGGCCGTGATCAGAGTGCGGCGTACCGGGTTATGTTTGCTGCCAGCAAGGCGTTTTCGATTGCCCAAGCAAGTCTCAACTTGAGCACCGCGCTTACCCAGGCGCTGGCCGACCCGACCGCACTGACTCCGTGGCAAAAGTTCGCAAACATCGCTGCTGTTGCGGCGGCGGGGGCGAACCTAGTTGCGCAGGTGACGAGCGCGGCCATGTCATTTGAAGGCGGCGGCCATACCGGCTACGGCCCGCGAGTCGGCGGCCTGGATGGCAAGGGTGGCTTCATGGCGATGGTTCACCCGAATGAGACGATCATCGATCACACGAAGAGCGGGAAGGGCAGTGGCAAGGGGGGCAGCGGAAAACCTCAGATCAACTTTACCGCTCAGGTCGTTGTTGAATCTCAGGCAGGAATGTCGCTCGAGGAATCTCGGGCTCAGGGAGAGATGGCTGCTGGCGCAATGAGGGCGACATTCCTGTCGATGATTGAGAAAGAATCACGCCCTGGCGGGCTGCTATGGAGCATGTATGGAGGCGGCCGCTGATGGAAGTCTTCGATTTCCCCATCGACAACTCTGCCTCGATCGACGTGAGCCAGCGGACGCTGCGCACCGATATGGGCGACGGGTACACGCAAGAGGCCGGCGACGGCATCAATACCCGCACCGAAACGTGGCGTATCTCGGCCATGGGCCATTGGGAAACGGGCAGCGGGATGCCGGTCAAGGCGATGGCTGAGTTCTTGGATCGGCAGGGCGGCTACAAGGCGTTCGAGTGGGTTACTCCGTTCGGGGCGACGAAGCTGTTCAAGTGCCGCTCCGGGTACACGCTGGCAGCCAAGGGTGCCGGCAATTTTCAGCTGACTGCGACGTTTGAAGAGGTACACGCCCCATGACGCTATCGACAGACGTACAGCGTTTGGAGCCCGGGCAAATCGTGACGCTGTACAGCCTTGATGCCGAGGCGATCGGCGCGGAGACGTACCACTTTCACAGCCACGACGCAGGGTCGATCACATGGCAAGGCGTGCAGTACGACCCGTGGCCACTGGAGGCCAGCGGCTTCGAGATGAGCGGCAGCCGCAACCCGTCGCCGAGCCTGAAGATGGGCAACGTGGGCGGGTTCATCACCGCGCTATGTCTCGAGTTCGACGACATGGTTGGCGCCAAGCTGACCAGGCGCCGGACGCTGGCGAAATACCTTGACGGTATGCCCGATGCTGACCCGGACGAGGAGTTCCCGCCTGAAATCTGGTTCATCGAGCAGAAGGTTGGCGAAACGTCCGAAGCGGTGGAGTTTGAGCTCGCAAGCGCCATGGACTTCCAAGGTGTGCAGCTGCCTCGCCGGCAGATCATTGCCAACTATTGCCCGTGGCGTTACCGGAGCGCGGAATGCGGCTACACCGGCCCGCCGGTGGCGGACGAATACGACATCATCACGACCGACGCGGCGCGTGATAAATGCGGCAAGCGGCTGCAGAGCTGCAAGCTGCGATTCGGCGCCAATGGCGTTCTGAACTTTGGCGGATTCCCCGCTGCAGCCCTCACGCGCTGACGCAGCATCAATCCTTCAGCCCGCCACGCGCGGGCTTTTTTGTGGGTGCAGATCATGCGACTACCAGCAGCAGCGAGGCGGCACGCGGAATCCAGCTACCCAGTCGAAAGTTGCGGACTCATTGTGGATGGCCAGTACCGGCCGTGCCGCAACATCGCTTCGACGCCAGACGAGCACTTCGTCATCGACCCCGCTGACTACAAGGCCGCCATACGCGAGGGCGAAGTGCAGGCCGTGGTGCACAGCCACCCCGACTATCCGGCGCAGCCCAGCGTTGCAGACCGTGTGGCGTGCGAGGAATCGGGCGTGCCCTGGGCAATCATACCGGTGGAGCAGGGCAAGGCCGGCCGACACGTCTGGCTCAAGCCTGAAGGTTGGCAGGCGCCACTGATCGGCCGGGAATTCGTGCACGGCGTGCATGACTGCCTTTCGATCGTGCTGGACTTCTACCGGCGTGAACTGGGCGTCGACCTCGGCCGCTACGAGCGCGAGGACGGCTGGTGGGATCAGGGCAAGGATTACTACCGGGAGCTGCTTCCGGCGGCGGGATTCCGGCAAGTGTCAGGCCTGCAGCACGGCGATGTTGTGCTGATGCAGATCCGCGCGCCGGTCCCGAATCACGCCGGCATCTATCTCGAATCGGGCGTTCTGGTCTCCGAGCCGGAACACTACCCGGCTCCGCAATCAATCCTCCATCACCTCTACGGACGCGACTCCAGGCGCGACCCGTACGGCGGCTATTGGCTGGAAAAGACAGTGAGCATTTGGCGCCATGAAACTCAAGACGATCAGGCTGTACGGAAAGCTGGGGGCTAAGTTTGGCCGGGTCCATCGCTTGGCGGTGGCCAATGCCGCGGAGGCGGTGCGCGCCTTGTCCGTGATGCTTCCCGGCTTCGAGAGCCACATGACAAACGCGCCCGGCGGGTATGCCGTGTTCTACGGGCGGGAAAATATCAATGCGGAGTCGCTGAAGAACCCGGCGGGGCGCGACGACATTCGGATTGCTCCGGTGCCAGCTGGGGCCAAGCAGGGCGGAATATTCCAGGTTGTCGTTGGCATCGTGCTGATCGTTGCCGGCTTCTTTACGGGCGGATCAACCTGGGGCCCAGCAATGATGATGGCTGGCGCGGCAATGGCCGTCGGCGGCGCCGTGATGATGCTCTCTCCCCAGCCGAGCGCCGCCGAGTCGGCTGATTCAGCCAACAATCGCTCCAGCTATGCATTCAACGGCGCAGTGAATACCCAGGCTCAAGGCAACCCGGTCCCGCTGCTGTACGGCGAACTGATCGTCGGCTCTGCGGTGATTTCGGGCGGTGTTTATGTAGAGGACAGGGCATGACAGTAATGATCAAGGGCGCCAAGGGAGGCAGCGACAAGCCGCGCACACCGAAAGAGTCGCCCGACAGCCTGGTCAGCACCGCCTATGCGCGCCTGATCGACCTGATTTCTGAAGGCGAAATCTATGGGCTGGTCAACGGCGCGGCATCGATCTACCTCGACGAGACGCCCGGAACGTCTGGTTTTGCCGGTTTTACCTGGGAGCAGCGTACCGGCAGCCAGGATCAGGCCTATCTGGCTGGCTTCCCGCAGGTCGAGAACGAGATCAACATCGGCGTGGAGCTGCAGGCCGCTTCGCCCTGGGTTCGCTCGGTCACGAACGCCGATCTGTCTGCTGTGCGCGTAAATTTCTCCGTGCCGCGCCTGGCTAGGCAGAACACCAGCAACGGCGACACGACCGGCTACCGTGTCGAGTACGCGATTGATTTAGCCGTCGGCGTTGGTGCATACCAAGAGGTACTTCGCGGCGCTTTCGATGGGAAAACCACGGGCGGCTACGAACGATCGGTGCGTATCGACCTGCCGGAAGGTTCCGGCGGCTGGCGTATTCGCGTTCGCCGATTGACCGCGAACAGCACATCCTCGGCCATCGCCGACACAGTGAACATCAAGTCGATCACCGAAATCATCGACGCCAAGTTCCGCTATCCGAACTCGGCCGTCATCGGCGTTTCGTTCGACGCCGAGTCGTTCGGCGGCGCAGTTCCGCGCCGGGGTTACCATGCGCGCGGGCGAATCATCCGTGTGCCGAGCAACTACGAGCCCGAGACTCGCACCTACTCCGGCATCTGGGACGGCACGTTCCAGCTCGCGTACAGCAACAATCCGGCATGGGTCTACTACGACCTGCTGCTGCACCCGCGGTATGGGCTTGGCGACCGCATCGACGCGGGCCAGGTGGACAAGTGGGGGCTGTACCAGATCGCGCAATACTGCGACCAGATGGTCGGAGACGGCATGGGCGGCCAGGAGCCTCGCTTCACTTGCAACCTCTACCTGCAGAAGCGCGCTGACGCCTACAAAGCGCTGCAGGACATTGCGGCTATCTTTCGCGGCATCACGTATTGGGGCGCCGGCCAGGCGATCGTCTCCGCCGACATGCCGGCCGACCCGGTTTACACCTACACCAACGCCAACGTCAAAGAGGGCAAGTTTTCCTATAAGGGCAGCAAGCGCTCGACCCGTTACAGCGCCGCGCTTGTCAGCTGGAACGATCCGGCGGACATGTACCGGGCGAAGATCGAGTACGTGCAGGACGATGATGCTGTGGCGCGCTTTGGTGTGCAGACGGTAGAGATCTCTGCTCTTGGCTGTACCTCGCAGGGGCAGGCTCAGCGCGCCGGGCGCTGGGCGCTGCTGACCAATCTGCTGGAAACCGAGACGGTTACATTTGCAGTTGGCCTTGACGGAATCCGCGCCCGCCCTGGACAGATCATTCGCGTGGCGGACAATGCCCGGGCTGGTCGCCGTATCGGCGGTCGCGCGCGGTCCGCAACGGCTAGCGTCATCGTCGCAGACAAGGTGGAAGGCGTTCAGGCCGGCGACGAACTGACCTGCATCATGCCGGACGGCATTGCCCAGACACGCGAAGTGCTGCTGGTGGATGGCGCCGAAATCACCGTCTCTCCATCTTTCGACGCTGCCCCCGTGGCGCAAAGCGTATGGGCCTGGGAAACGCCCAACCTGGCCGCGCAACGCTACCGGATCGTCAGCATTGGCGAGTCTGGTCCGCTGGAATATTCGATCACCGCAAGCAAGTACGTCGAGGGGAAGCACGCAGCGGTCGATACCGGTGCGATCATCAGCCAGCGCCCGGTCACGTCCATCCCCTCGAGTGTTCAGGCCGCGCCCGAAAACATCCGCGCGATCAGCGACTGGATGCTGGAGCAGACCATGGCTGTCACGACGATGACGGTCATGTGGGATGTCGCGCCCGGCGCAACGCGCTACGACGTGGAGTGGCGCCGGGGCGATGCGGCCTGGGTCTATGCTGGCCGCAGTGGCGGGACCGAGCTGGACGTGGTCGGCATCTACGCCGGCACCTACCAAATTCGCGTTCGCGCGCTGAACAGCCTGGATGTGAGCAGTCCTTGGGGCTACAGCGAGGCGATCGAGCTGGCCGGCAAGTCCGGCACGCCGCCGGCTGTGGCATTCCTGAACGCAGTGCCCGAGATATTCGGCATCCGGCTGGAGTGGGGCTTTCCGGCCGGCGCAGAGGACACGCTCCGCACCGAGATCCAGTATGGTTCGGCGCAGAGCGAGGAGGACGCGTTGCACCTGGGCGACTACGCCTACCCAGCCAACACCCATACCATGACCGGTCTTGCTGCCGGCGTGACGTTCTGGTTCCGGGCTCGGCTGGTGGACCGTACCGGCAACATCGGCCCATGGTCTGACTGGGTGATGGGGCAGAGCAGCGCCGATGCGTCTGCGATCCTCGATTACATCACCGGCCAGATCACCGAGTCCGAGCTCGGCCAGGACCTGCTCGAGCGAATCGATCTGATCGACGGCGACGGCCCGGGCTCGGTCAACGAGCGCATCCAAGAGGCCGTATCGCAGGCCGTTGATGCGCTGGCCTATGACCCCGACCAAGCCTACGCACAGGGCGATGCGGTTCGCGGCGGACCCAATGGCCGCCGGCTGTACCAGGCCCTGGTTGACGTCCCAGCAGCACCGGACGGCAGCAACGCGCCGCCGAACGACAACCTCTGGATGGACGTCGGCCAGGTAGTCGAAACCGCCAACGGTCTTGCTGTTCAGGTCGCGGAGAACACGGCTGGCATCAGCGTGCTCGATGGGATCGTGACGGCCACCGCCTCGAGCTTGGCCGTTCTGCAGGCGGCTTACCGGGACGATGACGGCGAAGGCGAGCTGGCGGATGCATTGAAGGGGTGGGACTCGGCAGCGCGCATCACCCAGGTAGCCCGGACGGTGGCGACCGAGAACATGGCCATGGCCGAGCAGATCAACCAGCTCGATGCCACGGTCGGCGACACCTCGGCCGCCGTTCAACAGACCTCGCAGGCGCTCGTTGATTTTGAAGGCAAGGCCTCCGCGCTCACTACCATCAAGACGCAGACAACAGTCGACGGCCGCACCGTCATGGCTGGCCTTGCGATCGGCGTGGAAGGCGAGGAGCAGGAGGCGCAGATTCTCGCCTTCGCCCAGCGTTTCGCCATCCTGGATGAGTCGAGCGGCGAACTGATCACTCCGTTCGTGGTTCAGGGCGGGCAGATATTCGCGAACTCGGCCGTGTTCAACCAGGCCGATATCGTGAACCTGATTGTGACCGGGGAGCTGCGGTCACCGGATTACGTCAAGGGGCAGCAGGGGATTCGAATCAACTTCGTGACCAATGAGTTCGAGGTGAATGGATCGCTGCCAGGCGAGGGGAGGATCACCATCAACAACAAGGTGATCACGGCTTATCACCCCAATGGGGTCAAGGGCCTTGAATTCGGCATCGGGGGCTGATGATGGGAGTGATCTACCGGTCCTACGACGAGGAGGGCAGGCTGCTGCTGCGAGAGACGGGAAGCGTGAGCAAGGTGCTCGGCAAGTTCGCTATTCCGCCACAGAGCAGCGGCAGCCTCACGGTGACAATCGACCTGCCCGGCACCGTGTTTTTCGTGATCGTCCCGGTACCGAATCCTGGCGGAACATTTCTCGGCAGTCGCCCGGTCGTGGTGTACGACGGCAACGGAGTATTCAGTTGGATATTTGCCGGGACCGGAGGCTGGACTGGGGGCAACTATGAAGTCCACTACGGGGTGTACTGATGGGTTTTTTCAGGACGTGGGACGAGACCGGAAAGAACCTCGTCGACTCAGACTATGTGACGTTCGGACTGATCAAGTCTGGATATATGACGTATCTAACTTCTGCAGAGCAAAAGCGGCGCCAATTTATCAGCAATAACACGTACTACCCGACGGGGATTTTCGACAGCATCTACGGGTTTACTGTCACGGCGGAAGCGCCAATTGTTTTCGTCGCCGGCAGAGCCGTCCTGCAACAGATCGTCAGGACCGGTAATTCCTTTACCTACTGGTATGCGCATGCATCGTCATCGGTTAAGTATTACGTGTTCGATTTGATGCGAGACAGGGGGCCAGGTCCTGCGAAGATGCGGCTTTGGGACGACGTCGGAGTGTGCACCCTAGACACTGGCATGCCCTTCATGGATATCAACGGCTCAGCAGTCGCGCCACTTCCTGACACGTTTAGGGGAGTCGGCAGAGGATATATCGGGGCAACTACAACCGTGCTAGGAGACTACGGCTGGGGCAGATCGGTCATGGACACGATCTCATTCCCTGCGACAGGTGATTGCGCTGTCAGTAATCAGTGGTCAAGGGCAATGTTCCACGCCACGCAGCATGGAACGCAGCGGATATCAGCGAAGGAAGGCGCTTACGGCGCAGGGGGAAGCCTAGTGTTCGCGATGGCAACGGAAGCGGGCTGCCTGATAGACCCATTCTTCACTCCTCCGCACATCGTGGAATACGGATTCTTCGATATACCCACCGCGAGACTGCCAAGCGCGAGTTACATCGACGCATCCACGCTCCCGTTACCGTTTGGATGAAGCCTGACGTAGCGCGAAGAACATAAGCAGAGCCCGCCCCGAGCGGGCTTTTTTACGCCTGGAGAAAAGCATGCCCTGGTACAACCAAGGAACAGTCGCCGTCACGGCCAATAGCGACACGGTCACCGGCACCGGTACGGCGTTCAGTGCAAACGCAAGGGTTGGCGATGCCTTTCGCGGCCCGGATGGTCGATGGTACGAGGTAACCAACATCGCCAGCGCCACGGTGCTTAGCATATCGCCACCCTACCAAGGCGAGTCGGGTAGCGGTGGAGCCTATGCGCTGGCCCCCTTGCAGGGGTACGTGAAGGAGTCAGCCGATCGTTTGCGCAAAGTGGTCGATGAGTTCGGCACCATACTGTCCGAGCTTGGAACCTTTGGCCCGACACTAAAGATCGACGCGACCGGCACGCTCAACGGTCGTGATCAGTACGACTCAGCCAACGCCGGATTCACGTATTACGCTTCCGACACCGAGCGGCTTTACCTGAAGCTGTCTTCGGCATCGGGGGACTGGTCGGCCGGCGCTCCGATAGCGCGAGGCCCTGCTGGCGAGAAGGGCGATACAGGTGACGTGACGCCTGAGGCCATTGCGGCACGTGATACCGCTCAAGCAGCCGCCGAGAGTGCAGACGACAGCGCCCAAGCTGCCGCCGCCAGCGCCGCAGCAGTAGCCGCTATTGGGGCGGGGTGGACTCCGGTCATTGCGGTCGTGCCAGACGGCGAACGGATCGTGATGCAAGTAACCGACTGGACTGGCGGCGAATCGAACAAACCGGCGACCGGCATGTATGTTGGCCCCTTAGGGTTCGTCGCTACCGCTGCCGAGGCGACCAACATTCGTCCTCAGGGAGGCGGAACGGTTTCGTCTGTGAATGGTGTTGATCCGGATGAGAGCGGCAATGTTCAGTTGGGCAGCGCTGCGAATGCAGACGTTCAAATCTCGCAGACTGACTCTACACCCGGCGCCTTGATGTCCGTGGGAGCATTCGGTCTAGGCGGCCCATCCGTTCTGCTGGGGCCTACAGATGCGGACACGCTAGACAAGAACGGCATGTATTACTCATCAGCCTGGACAAACGGTTGGCGCGCATTTGGCTACCTGCGGCAAATAGGGGCGTCATCCGGGTTCGCGGTACAGGTTTTCTTCGGGGCTACGCTGAGTACGCAGGGGGTGGCGTTCAGGACAAAGACAGAGGGCTTATGGGGTGACTGGCTCCCCTTTTTTCACGAAGGTAACGTCAGCGAATTTATCCAAACGCTTTTCTCTGCACAGGACGCGGAACAAGCCAAGGCGGTTCTTGAAATATCGGACGTGTCTCCCGGCTTGGGATATGGCCAGGCTTGGCAGGATGTCACTGCCAGTCGCGCAACAGGAGTCACCTATACGAACTCAACCGGGCGACCCATTCAGGTATCCATAAAGGCGACGCAGGGCGCTGGAGGATCAGGTCTGATCAAAGTAAATGGCGTGAATGTCGCTTTGCTGTTCGCACTGTCTGGCGGTGACTTTATGTACGCAAGTTTTATCGTTCCCGACGGCCAGACCTACACCTACACAATCACTGCCGGATCCCAAACGATCGGCCTCTGGTCGGAGCTGCGCTGATGAAATACTTTCGAAACCCCGAAACCGGCCAAGTGCTGGCTTACGAGTCTGATGGATCGCAGGATTCCTACATCGATCCAGCGCTCGTACCGATGACGCCGGATGAAGTGGCTCAATATCTGGCGCCGCCGCCCTTTGATGTTGCCGCCATTGTCGCTGCCCGCCGCTGGCAGGCTGAAGTTGCCGGTATCGAGATCGCGGGCATGCTTATTGAGACCGACGATCGAACCAAGACGCTGCTGAACGGCGCCGCGCTGCGGGCAACCATCGACCCTCAGCACAGTCGACGCTGGAAGCTGGCAGACGGCACGTGGGTGACTCTCGATTCCGAAACGCTGATCTCTGCGGCAAAGGCGGTAGATAGCTATGTGCAAGCCTGCTTCGACCGTGAGGAAGAGCTGGTAGATGCTCTTACCAACGGCACCTTCACCGAAGCGATGCTGGAGGAGGGCTGGCCCGATGGACCGGTTCCCGCACCCACTGCAGGTTGAGCTGCAGCCCGACCGCAAAACATGGCGCCTCCTGGCGCCTTTTTCATATCTGGATCCTGACCACGGCCTGATCGAGGTTCCAGCCGGCTTCGAGACTGACTTCGCCTCAGTCCCGCGCTGGCCGATGACATTCGCGCTGCTGGGGCAGTACGGACACGCGGCGGCGGCGCTGCACGACTGGCTCTATTCGACTGGCCAGCTATCCCGCGCCGATGCCGATCGGGTGTTCCTCAACGCGCTGCGCTCGTCGGGCATTGCTCGATGGCGTGCATACGCAATGTGGGCCGGCGTCCGAATAGGCGGCGCCCATCGATACAACCAGACCCCGCCAAGTGCGGGGTTTTCTTTGTCTGGAGATTAACCATGCCTCGAATCTCAGCTGCCCAAGCGGGCGGCGCGAACGCGCTCGCCTTTCTGGACCTGATCGCCTGGAGCGAGGGCACTGATAACGACCGCCAGCCGACCAAGGATGACGGCTACGACGTAGTGGTCGGCGGCGGCCTGTTTGAGTCGTACCTCGACCACCCGCGCCGCTCCGTCTGGCTGCCCAAGCTGAAGATCCACTCAACCGCTGCGGGCCGATACCAGATCCTGTCGCGCTACTGGGATCATTACCGCGCACAGCTGAACCTGAAGGGCGGGTTCACGCCGATCAATCAGGACCTCATCGCGCTGCAGCTGATCCGCGAGTGCCGAGCGCTTGAGGACATCAAGGCAGGCCGCATCGAGCAGGCCATCCACAAGTGCCGCAGCCGCTGGGCTTCATTGCCAGGGGCCGGGTATGGGCAGCACGAGCATGACGTTGACCAGCTGTTGGCCGCTTATTCCATGGCCGGCGGGGTGCTGGCATGACCGCCTGGCTGAAGCTGGTCCCGTCCTCGGCGTGGTGGCTGCTGGCCGCGCTGCTGATCGGCGGGGTGCAGCAGTGCCGCGTCATGGATGTCCAGCAGGATCTCGCCAGCACCAAAGCGGAATGGTCGGAACAGCTGCGCCTGACCGCCCAAGCAAACGCCGCGGTGATCCTCAAGCAGCAGACCGATCGCCTGGTGCTGGAAGCGCGCCTGGGCATCCTCGACACAACCTCAACCGAGAAACTGACTCATGCACAAGCTGAAAATGACCGCCTGCGCCGCGAGTATTCTGCTGCTGACGATGAGCGCCGCCGGCTGCGTATCGAAGTCCGAGTTGCCCGCGCCGACGCCACAGTGTCCGCCACCACCGGCGCCGGCGGCCTGGGCGATGCAACCAGCGTCGAACTCAGTGCAGCAGCTGGATCAGCTGTTTGGAATATCCGAGGCGGAATGATCAGCGACCGGGAGAAGCTGGCGTATCTGCAGGAGTGGGCCCGGGCGGTGAGGGCAGGCGAGTAGGAGGTCACAGCGCGCCTTCGCCTCCACCTGTATGGTGAGGTGACCCAATCAAGGAGGATATATGGGAAATCTCATCATCAATCGCAAGCCAGGCCAGCGGATATTCCTGTCGCCAGAAACCGAAGCGGATGCGGCCGAGCTGTATCGCCAGCTCACAAAGGAGGGCATCTGGCTTGAGCTTTACCACAGCAGAACGCCCGGACAGATCGTCGTTTGCATCACTGCGCCGCCCGCGGTCAATGTGGCGCGGGAGGAGCTGCTGGCCGGAAATAAGGCCTGCCGCTAACTCCTCCACCTGAACCGCTCCGGCGTCTCGCGCACGAACCCCTGGCCTTCACATTCTCCGCAGTCCTCTCGCATGCTGAACGAGTCATCGCAGGCGGGGCAGGGCATGAAGATCGACACGCTGGCCCGCATCATCAGCGCCACATGCCGCTTTGTATCGCCTTCTTCCTTGGCGAGCTGAATAGCATCAAGCGCGGTGCGGTACAGGTCGGGGTCACTGATTGACCGAGCGTCTACGCCAGCCTGCATTCTTGAGGTCTCGAACAGCTCGTGCCGCTCGCCGCTCGGCGTCACCAGCAGCTTCCCATCGATCACACCAAGCGATCGGCCGCCGTAGTTGGTAATGAGCTCAAGCCCTTTGTCGGTGCCTTCGATCCGTGCGTGGTAGCTGGCCGGTTCGCGGAATTTGTCCGTTTCAAGGTAGAAGCGAACGCCGCGCAGAATACCTATGCGCTGATCGCCGCTGCCCACGTCGTAATTCCCCGAATGCTGGAAGTACCGGTACAGGTAAATCTGCTCTTCGATCTCGTGCGAGTACGCGGCATTGGCGAGCTCTAGCAGGTCGAAGTGCTCCAGCGGGTCGATGATTCCCGCTCGAAGCATGTCGTCGGCGGCCTCGACAAGGTTATCCCGGTAGAGCCGGGGAAGGTCGCGGCGCTCTGCGGTGTCGTCCAGCATGCGATGCCAGCGCTCGACGGTCATGCTGGTGCGGTGAGTTAGGGAAATGTCGCGGCCCATGATCTGCTCTGAAGCTGTATATGCGCACAGTATCAGGGCGGATGAAATCCGATCCAGCGCTTGCAGATCAGCGGCTACAGCACCGGATCGCTGATTCGCTTGATCAGGTGTGCGCCGTCGTTGCGGACGTTGCCTACGGCACGATCAACCGGATACCACTCGAACTCTTCGACACCAAGGCTATGTTCCAGGGCGATCTCTTCGGCCTCATCGGGCGACAGTTCCGGATCCAGCCAGTGCAGCGCGCATTCAGCCGACAGCACCACCGGCCTGCGGTCGTGGATGTCGATCATCCCGACGTCGCTGGAAGCCGTGATGATGACGAACCCGTCGCTATCTCTCGGCTCCAACGCGCCGCCCCGCTGAAACTGCCCGAGCGCTGCCATGAATAGTGGCTCGTCTCCGCGGCGCTTGATCAGGTATGGCTGCTTGATCTTCGGGCTGGCCTCGTCCTTCTTCCATTCGTACCAGCCATTAGCCGGCACGATTGCCCGGCCGGTCTGCCAGATGTCGCGGAAGAACTTCGAGGTGGCCGCCGTCTCTACCCTGGCGTTGATCGCCGGCGGTCTCTTCCCCTGCGCCCAGAACGGGGCGTATCCCCATTTGACCGGCTCCATGCGAAGCCCGTCCTCGTCCTGGTGCAGCAGCTGAACCCTTGATTGCGGCGGCACGTTGTAGCGGCCAATCGGAGAAGGGTCGAAACCGCCGACCAGCGACAGCTGAGGGTCCAGGGCGAACAGGTATTCCACCGCCTGGCTGTATTGTGTGATTCGTCCGCACATGATTGCGCCTCGTTGCTCGATGAGGAGTTGACCGCGGCGGGTGTCGTCTTGTTGCTGAGGGGGATTGGTTTGCCCAGAACGGGCGAGAAGGGTGCGCAAAACCTCCGCTGGAGGCCGCATTCTAGCGTTTGCAAAACCACAGAAAAGCGCTTATTTTGCCTGCCTGAATAGTGGGTGATTTTCTTTCATATCAAAGGGTTAGGTGCGTTAAGCGTCTAACATGGGGTGCAAGGGGTCGAGTGTTCGAATCACTCCGTCCCGACCAAAAAACCCTAAAAAATCCAGTCACTTAGCGGTGACTGGATTTTTTTATGCTCGCTGATTTTTCTGGGGCCCCTAAAAAGTCGCTTTCTGGTTGCCAATTGGTTGCCAATTGAGACTGGCTTGCTCAGACTCCTGTCATGTGAGTCGCAGCAAGTCCAAAGTTTTAGCTCAACGGAGCCAAAATCGCAGGGATCAGCATCATGACGCCAGAATCAGAAGCACGTCAGCAGATTGACCAGAAGCTACAACAAGCTGGCTGGGTCATCCAGGACGTGAAGCAGCTTAATTTAGGTGCGGCTCGTGGCGTGGCTGTGCGAGAGTTTCCGACTGATTCTGGGCCTGCGGATTACGTGCTTTTTGTTGACAGGGTCACCGTCGGGGTAATTGAAGCTAAAAAAGACGGCGCGGGGGTAAACCTCACAGTCACAGAAAGCCAAACGGAGCGCTACGCCAACGCCACGCTCAAACATCGCCAAGACAATGCACCGCTGCGTTTCCTGTTTGAAGCAACCGGCAAGATCATCCGCTTTACCGATGGCGCCGATCCGGTGCCGCGTTCGCGCGAAATTTTCCACTTCTTCAAGCCGGAAACGCTGGCCGCCTGGCTGGCGCAGCCTGAAACCCTCCGTCGCCGTCTGGCCGAACAAATGCCAGCGCTGCCAGAAAGAAATCTGCGCGACTGTCAGATCAGCGCCGTTACCGGGCTGGAAAAATCACTGGCATTGAACAAACCTCGCGCCTTGGTGCACATGGCCACCGGCGCGGGCAAAACCTTCACCGCCATCACCTCGGTCTATCGCCTACTCAAGTTCGGTGGCGCCAAGCGTATCCTGTTCCTGGTCGACACCCGCAACCTCGGCAAGCAGGCGCATCAGGAATTCATGGCCTATACGCCTCCAGATGATGGCCGCAAGTTCACCGAGCTTTACAACGTGCAGCGGCTGGCTTCGCCCAACATCGATCCGCATTCGCAGGTGTGCATCAGCACCATCCAGCGCATGTACTCGATTCTGAGTGGTGAGCCGATTGATGAGACTGCCGAGGATGTTTCGCTCAACGAAGTACAGCAAACCGCCAAGCAGGAAAAGCTCGTCCGCTACAACCCGGCCGTACCGGTGGAAACCTTCGACTTCATCATCATCGATGAATGCCACCGCAGCATCTATAACCTGTGGAAGCAGGTGCTCGATTACTTCGATGCCAGCCTGATAGGCCTCACCGCCACACCTGACAAACGCACCTTCGGCTTCTTCAACGAAAACATCGTTGCTGAGTACACCTACGAGCAGTCCGTGGCGGATGGTGTCAACGTAGGCTACGACGTGTTTGAGATCGAAACCGAGATCACCCAGAAGGGCGCGGAGCTGAAGGCCAGAGAGTGGGTAGACCATCGCGACCGCGCCACCCGCAAAAAACGTTGGGGTGAAACCGAAGAAGACACCACCTACACCGGCAAGGAGCTGGATAAATCGGTGGTCAACGTGAGCCAGATCCGCCAGGTGATTCAGGCGATGAAAACGGCGGTGGAAACGCAGATTTTCCCGGCGCGCAAAGAAACACCCAAGACCTTGATTTTCGCCAAAACCGACAGTCACGCTGACGACATTATCAACATCGTGCGCGAGGTCTATGGCCAGGGCAACGCTTTCTGCAAAAAGGTCACCTACCGTGCTGAGGAAGACGCCGACAGCATTCTCAGCAGCTTTCGCAACGACTACAACCCACGCATTGCCGTCACCGTGGACATGATTGCCACCGGCACCGACGTGAAGCCGCTTGAAGTGCTGCTATTTATACGTGACGTGCGCAGCAAGGGTTACTACGAGCAGATGAAGGGGCGTGGTGTGCGCAGCCTCGATGGCGAAAGCCTGAAGCGTGTCAACAACAGCGCTGATGGTGCCAAGACCCGCTTCGTCCTAATCGACGCCGTGGGCGTGGAAAAAAGCCTCAAGACCGAAAGCCGCCCGCTGGAGAAAAAGCCCGGCATGGCTCTCAAGAACCTGCTGCAAGGCGTGGCCATGGGTAGTCGCGACGACGACACCGTGCTCTCGCTCGCCAACCGACTTGTGCGACTGGCCAAGCAGCTGGACGACAAAGCACAGGCGCGCATCGAGAAGGTCAGCGGTGGCATTTCAATAGGTGAACTCGGCAAAGGTCTGATCGCTGCGCTGGACCCGGACGCTATCGTGCAAGCTGCGCTAGTCACGGCCGAGGCCAAAGGCATCACGCGCTCTGAGGACACCTTGCTGCTCGAAGAGATTGAAGCCGCCCGAGCTGAGCGCGTTGCTGCTGCCTGCGCGCCCTTCGACAAGCCGGAACTGCGCGACGAAATCGAAAGCGCCCGCCGCGAGCGCGAGCAGCTCATCGACCACATCAACCTCGATCAGGTCACCTTCAGCGGGTTCAGTGAGCAGGCCGAAACGCAGGCCAAGGCGGTGATTCAGACCTTTGCCGACTACATCGCTCAGCACAAGGATGAAATCGCCGCGCTGGGCTTTTTCTACCAACAGCCCTACCAACGCCGTGCGCTTACCTTTGACATGCTGGAAGACCTCCACGCACACCTGAGCAAACCGCCATTGATGCTCACTACCGAGCGACTTTGGGGCGCCTATGCCCGGGTGCAGACCTCGGCCGTGAAAGGCGTAGACCGCAAACGGCAGTTGACTGACCTGGTGTCTTTGGTGCGCTTTGCGCTGGGGTTGGATGGCGAACTCAAGCCCTTTGCTGACGAAGTGGACAAACGTTTCCAAGCTTGGATCTTCCGCCACAATGCCCTGCGCGGCACCGCGTTCACACCGGAGCAGACTGAATGGCTGCGCCTGATGAAAGAGCATATTGCCAGCAGTTGCAGCATTAGCCGCGACGATTTTGATTACGCCGAACTGGCCGATAACGGTGGTTTGCAGAAAGCCTGGGGCCTGTTCGGCAAGGAACTGGATACGCTGATGAATGAATTGAATGAGGACTTGGTGGCGTGAGTGAGTTTAGCGACGTCGCAATGCAGAGCTATCCCTTTGCCAATATCACTCTGCCATTGAGTTGGAGTCTTGTGTCTCTGGAAGAAGTATCAGCGGATGTGAGTCCTGGCTTTGCCAGCGGAAAACACAACTCCGCTGGTGCCGGAGTACCACACCTTCGACCTATGAATGTCGACCGTGATGGTCAGATCGATCTGAAAGTTGTCAAGTCAGTGGCCGAGAGCCATGGCATTGAACTTCGCCAGGGTGACGTCTTATTCAACAATACAAACTCTGCCGAGTTAGTTGGCAAGACTGCGGTAGTTTCTGCTCGTGAAGGCGGCTTTGCCTTCTCTAATCACATGACCCGCATTCGCCCTGAGGATGGGGTGAACTCCGTCTTTGTCGCCCGGCAATTGCATTTTCTGTGGATGGCAGGGTACATGAAGCATCGTTGTACCAACCACGTGAATCAAGCCAGCATTTCTTCAAAGAATCTGGCTAAAACCATCCCATTCCTCCTCCCCCCCGCTACGGAACAAACCCGTATCGTCGCCAAGCTCGAAGAGCTGCTTTCTGACCTTGATGCCGGAGTGGCAGAACTAAAGGCCGCGCAGAATAAGCTGGAGCAATACCGGCAATCGCTGCTGAAATCCGCCGTGGAGGGAGCGCTTACTGCCGAATGGCGGATCAAAAACCCGCCATCCGAAACCGGCGCTCAACTGCTGGCGCGCATCCTTATCGAGCGCCGCGTCCGCTGGGAGGCCAGGCAGCTCGCCCGGTTCAAGGGGCAAGGCAAAACACCGCCCAAGGACTGGCAGAAGAAATACCCCGAGCCGGTGCTGCCTGACACCACCGATTTGCCCGAACTGCCGGAAGGGTGGGCGTGGGCGAGTGTGGCGCAGATTTCCTCAGATGAAAGATACAGCCTCGCCATTGGCCCCTTTGGCAGTAATCTTAAGGTTCCTGATTATCGTGACTCGGGCGTCCCACTTGTATTTGTGCGGAATATTCGAAGTGGTAACTACGGAGGCGAATACACAAAGTACGTGACGCCGGAAAAAGCCGAGGAATTGAATGCTCATCGCATCCAGTCTGGTGATGTTTTGGTAACTAAAATGGGTGAGCCACCTGGTGACGCGGATGTATATCCTGAAAATCAGCCGCCAGCTGTAATTACCGCCGACTGTATAAAGATTCGTTGTGAACCAAACTTGATGATTGCCGGGTTCTTAAAGGCTGCTATTAACTCTGAAATTGGTAAGAGCCAGATCAGGCCAATGACACAAGGTGTTGCACAGAAAAAGGTTAGCCTTGGAAGATTTATTAATCTCGCGGTCCCTGTGCCACCAATGGACGAACAAGTCTCAGCTATTCAACTGTTGAGTGAAGCAGAGAGCGAAGCGGCAGCGCAATTGAAAGCCATTGATCTTGCTCTCAAACAATCCACCGCCCAACGCCAAAACATTCTTCGCGCCGCCTTCGCTGGGCAACTGGTGCCTCAAGACCCGAACGACGCCCCGGCCAGTGCACTGCTGGAGCGCATTCGTGCCGAGAGGGCGGAACGCGCCAAGCAGCCCAAACCGCGTAAAACCAAACAAGGAAAGGAGATCGCCACCGTGGTGAGCCGATTGATCGACGTGCTTGCCGAGGCGGGCGGCTGGGTACCGGCGCAAGAAGCCTTCCGCCGCTGTGGTGTAGCCGACGGTGCGCTGACCGAACGTATTGAAGAGCTGTATGCCGAGCTGCGCAAGCTCGACAAGGCAGGCCGGCTTGCAGTGGAGGCTGTGACCGATGCGCAGGGCCGCAAGCTGTATGACAAGTTGAAACTGTTGGCGGCCTGAGTATGCGCTTGGACAAACTCACCATTGGCAGCGTCAAGGACAGCCCAACGCACCAATTCAAGAACCTGAAAAACGTCACCATCGACTTCGATCAGGATCACTGGGTGACAGTGGTAATCGGCTGGAACGGCACCGGCAAGTCCAACGTGTTGGAAGCGTTAGCCATTATCTTCCGCGACCTGATCGCCAAGAAGCGCACTCCCGGTTTCGCCTTCCAACTGGCCTATCGCATGGGGGCGGGCGAGAATCTGCGGCACATTCACATTGATGCCGATCCGGATCGTGAGAAAGAGCCTTTCACCATTCACGTTGCGACGGATGCGCAAGCCCGTGGTGAAGGCATTCTGATCCCAATCATCGACATCGAGCAGCCGTTGTCGGCCTTGCGTGGCAATGCCATCAAACTCACGGCTTTCTTGAATGCGGACAGTGAGTACCTGCCACGCTACGTGTTTAGCTACTACTCGGGCGAGAGCCCGCGCATGCACGAGGTATTTCGGCCTTACCTCGAGAACTACGACAGTAAGCTGCGCAACGGTGAAGACCCCGGATTGAAGCGACTGTTCTATGCAATGCCTGTCCACAGCCAATTCGTGTTGCTGGCCTTCATGATTAAGCAGTCTCCAGAAGTTCGAGAGCTTCTGGAGAACAATATGGGCATTGATCCTGACGAAGGGGTCGAGTCAGTTCTCTTTGTTTTGAAACAGCCTGGTTGGAGCAAGCGACGCGGGAATAAGAAGGTTGATGGCGCTGGTGACGAAAGGTTTTGGGGGGCAAAAGGAGTTGTTCAGACATTCCTCGATCGCCTGCAAAGCATTTCTTTAGCCCCTATCAGGGTAAGGCGGGACAAGCAAGTTACGCTTTGGAACAAGGAGACAACAGAGTTCCAGTATTTGTACGTCAAGGATATTGGGGCCCTTCGGCGCCTGGTTGGGGAGCAGCAGCCGGCACAATTTTTCCGAGACTTGGAGAGCACCTACGTTTCAGAGTTGATCGAGGAGGTGCGCATCCGTGTGCGCCTGAAGAAAAACGATGGCAGCGTTACGTTCCGAGAACTGAGCGAGGGTGAGCAGCAATTGCTGACCGTGTTGGGCCTGCTGCGCTTTACCGCCGAGGATGAAAGCCTTTTTTTGCTGGATGAGCCGGACACGCATTTGAATCCAAGGTGGAGTGTTGACTACATTTCGTACTTGAAGCAGTTCATCGCCAGCGGCACAAAGCAGGAAGAAACCAGCCATATCCTGCTCACCACTCATAACCCGCTGGCCATTGCAGAACTGGATCGCGAACAGGTGCAGATTCTGCGGATGACCAAGAAGGATGGACAGCGTCAGATTGTGGCGTGTTATCCGGAAATGGCGCCGCGCGGAATGGGCTATGCAGCCATTGTCACCAGCGACATGTTTGGCATTGCGTCTTCCCTTGATCTGCCAACACAAGAACTGTTGGAGGCTCAGCGTGCTTTTGCTGCCAAGGAGACCCTGGCAGACCAAGAGCAGCAAGATCTGGATCGCATCAACGCGCAGCTAGACCGCCTTGGATTCCGTTTTTTCCATCCGGACGACGAGTATTCGCGTTACCTACGTTTGCGGAATGCGCTGCTTGTTCAGCAGTTTGAAACCGAGCAGCCTGTGGCCTTGGCGAAGAAAGTGGTGCAGATGCCGCGCGCTGAGCGAGAGGCATTGGCCAAGCGTTTGATTGCCGAACTATTGGCTGATAAGCCCGAGGCCTCTAAAGAGGATGCTCCATGAGGTACGTTGACCGCTCAAAGCTGGTCAAACCTACGGGCTGGAACCAGCGTGCACAAACGGCATCGCAGGCTGTTGCAAACGGCGCTGACCCGAATGACCACGGTGTTGTCTGGCGCGAACTCAAAGATGGGCTAGCCAGCCTTTTACATGACAAATGCTGGTACTGCGAAACACACGTGGATCGGTCGGACAACGCCGTTGATCACTTTCGGCCAAAGAACTGTGTCAGCGATGCGGCCAACCCGCACGCTGGCTACCGTTGGCTGACCTTTGACGAAAGTAACTTTCGCTATGCCTGTACCTACTGCAACAGCCGGCGCAAAGATCAGGAGGGAGGCACCGCGGGCGGCAAGGCGGATCGTTTTCCTTTGGTCAATGAAGCCCAGCGTGTTTACGCGGCCGGGCCAGTGGCGGCGGAGCAGCCAATGCTGCTCGACCCTTGTGAAATATCCGACTGGCGCCTACTCGGCTGTCATCAAGAGAACGGTCAACCGTGCGCGACCAGTACTGATCCTACCTCCCGGCGGCGGGCTGAAGAGTCCATCGAGATCTATCACTTGCACTACGAGCCGACATGCAAGCGACGCCACACAGCGGCAGTTCAGTTGATGGCGGACGTGGATGAAGGGAAACGCTTGTTTGATCTGGCCACACACGATCCAAATCGTGTGGGCGACTTCAAGGCGGTAGCAGCGCGACTGCGGCGCGCAATTGACCGTGATTCACCTTATAGCGGCGATATGCATTTTCTTCTGCGGGGGCAGCGAAGCGAAGCCCATCCGTGGATACAAGAGCTCTTAGAGGCCTGAGATGAACACAAGTACCCTTGTCCAGAAAGTCTGGAACTTCTGTAACACCCTGCGCGACGACGGCGTGGGCTACGGAGACTACCTTGAACAACTCACCTACCTGCTGTTTTTAAAGCTGGCGCATGAATATGCGCAGGAGCCTTACAACCGGGACACCCACATCCCCAAGGGCTATGACTGGGCGAGCCTGACTTCCAAGGTCGGCGAGCCGCTGGAGGCTCATTACCTGGCCACACTGCACAAGCTGGGCAACGAGCCGGGTATGCTAGGCGCCATCTTCTTCAAGGCACAAAATAAAATTCAGGACCCGGCAAAACTCTCCCGCCTTGTGCAATTAATTGATGCCGAAAGCTGGATCAGCCTGGATGCCGATACCAAGGGTGATCTGTACGAAGGTCTGTTGCAGAAGAACGCCGAAGACACCAAGAGCGGTGCTGGCCAGTATTTCACGCCACGCGTGCTGATTGATGCCATGGTTGCCTGCGTGCGGCCCGAACCGATGAAAACTATTGCCGACCCGGCCTGCGGCACCGGCGGCTTTTTCCTGGGCGCGTACAACTGGCTGACGCGCCCGGGTGCCAAGCTGGACAAACGCCAGAAAGAATTTCTGCGTGACCAGACTTTCCACGGCAATGAAATCGTATCGAACACTCGCCGCATGTGCTTGATGAACCTGTTCCTGCACAACATTGGTGAACTGTACGGGGAGCCTTCTGTTGAGCGTTCTGATGCCCTGATCTCCGAGCCCAAACGCAAGGTGGATTACGTGCTGGCCAACCCGCCCTTCGGCAAGAAGAGCAGCATGACCATCACCAATGAAGAGGGCGATGAAGATAAGGAAGCGCTGACTTACGAGCGGCAGGATTTCTGGGAAACCACGTCGAACAAGCAGCTCAACTTTCTGCAACATATCGTCAGCATGCTTAAGGTGGACGGTAAAGCGGCAGTGGTGTTGCCAGATAACGTTCTGTTTGAAGGCGGGGCAGGCGAAAAAATTCGGCGCAAGCTTCTGCTGAACTGCGATGTACACACAATTTTGCGCCTGCCCACCGGCATCTTCTACGCCCAGGGCGTGAAGGCCAATGTGGTGTTTTTCGACGCCAAGCCCAAGGATGGGCAGACACACACCAAGGGCATCTGGTTCTACGATTTGCGCACCAATAAGCACTTCACTCTGAAGACGCGCCCGCTCAAGCTGGACGATTTGCAGGATTTCATCACCTGCTACAACCCGGAAAATCGTCACGAGCGAGTGGCTACTGATCGGTTCAAGTTCTTCAGCTACGAAGAACTAATGGCGCGCGACAAGGCCAGTCTCGACATCTTTTGGCTCAAGGACGACAGCCTGGACAACCTTGAAGATCTGCCGCCACCGGATGTTCTCCAGCAGGAGATCATTGAGCATCTCGAAGCGGCACTGCTTGCTTTTCGAGAGGTATCTTTGAGTCTGCCTAGATCAGAAGTGGTTGACTGATTTTTTATTCCGCAGGAGAAGACATGAGTCGAATGTGGATGGTGCGTGGCGAATCTGGAAGCCTTTACGATGCCTTTCGCGAGCGTGAAGTGGCGGCAGTCGGCTGGAGTCAGTTAGCACCTCATGCAACGCCTGGTATTGGGCGTAAAGAGCTCACTGGTGAGGGGGGATTCCCAAAACCAGTTCCCCTGGTTGGTCGGAGTGTTGGCTGGGTTGAAAGCGAAGTTCAAGAGTGGATCCGGGGCAGGATAGCGCAGCGAGATCTCGGTTAAGTTTCGATAGCCTCATCGAAGCGTTGATGGGCATCTGACCTACCAAGGATGACGGTATATGTTCACGCTACCCGCACTTATTTTTGAAGAGCGATATTCGATTGGTGCTGTTCGGCATCAGATCCGTCCGGCGCTCCAGGTCTCACTCGTCGTCGAAACCTCAATCAACGTGTCGGCGAAGATCAAGCAGCCATTGAGACGCTTCGATAATGAAGAGCGGGTAATTGTCACCTCCCGCAAGGATGTGCAGCTGCCGGAGGGTGTGGACGGAGTACTACTCGAGAGTGACGGCAAGTTCAGTTGGGCTCGTCATCGGCTGCTTGACGAGTTCCATAAACATCGAGCGGCGGTAGGTCCGACGGCTCACTCGCGTGAAATCTCTGCATGCTGGAATGGCAAGGTGCGTTTTGTCGCTGAGACGCGCGAGTCGGGTCAATCGGGCTGGGGATTACGTCCACCTCAATTAGGTGCTCTGCATGCCATTGGGGCTCACTGGAGCTTGGAGCGAGCTCCAGCGACCATCGTCATGCCGACAGGTACCGGCAAGACGGAAACAATGCTGGCTGCGTTGGCGGCCTATGCTCGCGATCCGATCCTAGTAGTTGTGCCCTGGGATGCCCTCAGAGAGCAGACCGCGAACAAGTTCATTACCTTCGGCTTGTTACGATCCATCGGCGTACTACCCGCGGATGTGCCAAACCCGATTGTCGGGATCATGAAAAAACGGCCCAAGACCCAAGCGGATCTGCTCATGTTCGAGCACTGTAACGTTGTGGTCGCAACCGTAGGTTCAATAGGGGCTAGCTTGCCTACAGCGGTCCTTGAGGGGCTCGCCAGCCGGTGTAAGGCGCTCATCTTGGATGAAGCACATCACGTGCCTGCTACGAGCTGGACTCACCTCAAAGACGCATTCCGAGGCATTCCCACTCTCCAGTTCACAGCCACGCCGTTTAGACGTGACACCCAGCTTGTAGATGGGAAGGTCATCTTCAATTACCCGTTGGGCGCAGCGCAGCGCGATGATTACTTCAAGCATATTCGCTTCGAACCAGTACAAGCCAGCCCGCAGGACGCCGATAGGGCCATTGCCGAGGTAGCTGTTAGGCAGCTAAGAAGCGATCTAGATCAAGGGCTCGATCATCTTTTGATGGCGCGTTGTTCCAGCATTGCGCGAGCCACCATCGTTGCAGAGCTTTATCAAGCGATAGCTGGTGACTTAAGTCCTGTTCTGATCCATTCCGAATCTGAGGAGGCACAATTACGGCTCGCTGCGCTGAAAAAACGGGCAGCGAAGATCGTCATCTGCGTAGGCATGCTCGGCGAAGGTTTTGACCTACCGCAGTTGAAGGTTGCTGCTGTACATGACATGCACCGAAGCTTGGCGATCCTGCTGCAATTTGTAGGGCGTTTCACCCGTGTGGCCGGTGAGAGGATCGGCAATGCCACTGTGGTTGCCAATATTGGCGACAAGAGCGTTTCTGATGCCTTGGAGCGTTTGTACAGTGAGGATGCGGACTGGAACGTCATTCTCTCCGAAATGAGTTCAGCAGCTGCTCGGGATCACGCGGAGCTGGTGGCTTTCCTGCAAGCTTCCAAGCGTTTCGACGATTATGGCCGGTCTGATTCGATAGTCTTGTCACCGCACTTGCTCAGGCCCAAATTTAGTACCGCCGTATACCGGGCTAGGGCGTTCGCTGGAGAGCGTTTCCATTTTGGTCTCCCGACCAACCTCACGCTTCAGGCCGTATGGCAACACGAGCAAAGCCCGACCGTTTATTTTGTCACCAGGGCTGAGTCCCGTGTCCGATGGACAAACACCAAGGGTGTTCTGGATTGCGAGTGGGCGCTATTTGTTCTGCATCATGACGTGGAACAGGGCCTTCTTTACCTGTCCTCAACCAATCATGATTCGCTGTTTCCCGAGCTTGCCGAAGCCGTTGCCGGCGAAGCGGTATTGATCAAGGGTGAGCAGATGTTCCGCAGCCTGGGGCACATAAACCGCTTGATGCTACAGAACATCGGGGTCAAAAAGCATGGGCGTCGCAATCTCAGCTTTGCCATGTACACGGGAGGAGATGTCGACGAGGCGTTGGGGCTGACCGAACGACATAACTCGGTCAAAAACAATGTCAGCGGGACGGGGTGGGAAGAGGGCGCACGCGTATCGGTAGGATGCTCCGTCAAGGGGCGAGTGTGGTCACGGGATCAAGGCTCTATTCCAGCACTTATCAACTGGTGCCGGCGCGTCGGTACCAAGCTTTTGGACGACACGATTAACATCGAAAACATCATCGCGAACGTTCTCGTACCGTCGGAGATTGAAGAGTTCCCAGCAACCAAGATTGTCTTGGCTATTGAGTGGCCCGCCGAGCTTCTGGGCGTCTCGGAAGATCGGATTGCGCTCTGCCCGATGGGTCAAGAAGACGCGCAGCCTCTGTACATGTACGAACTATTTTTCGTTTCACTTACAACGGGTCTGCTTCAGTTCGCCTTGGTCGCTGGGGAAGACGACAGGGTTGGGGAGTTCGAGCTTCGGCTCGACGCTCAGCTGGGTTTCAAGGTGCAGCAGACTGGTGGTGATCCACTGACCATCTCCATTGGGAAGCGTAGCTGGAGACTTGATGAGTATTTCTGCAGTTACCCCCCCTTGGTTCGTTTCGTCGACCTCAGTGAGCTCGATGGCAATTTGCTTATACAGCCGAGGAATCCTCGCGAGTTGACTCTTGATGCTGCCCAGTTCGAGCCATGGGATTGGACGGGGTTTGATCTGACCAAAGAGAGCTACTGGAAGGATGGTGTAGGGCGGAAAGACTCAATCCAATGGAAGGTGGCTCAGGCATACATGGATGGAAATTTTGATGTCGTCTTCGATGACGACTCGGCTGGTGAGGCGGCCGATCTCGTGTGCTTGAAGGAGGAGGGGGACGTTATCCGGCTTGTCATGATCCACTGCAAATACTCCGGCGCTGCGACAAAGGGGGAGCGCATCAAGGATGCTGTAGAGGTCTGCTCGCAAGCTGTGCGTTCCGCTAAGTGGAAATGGAGGTTTGTAGATCTATGCCGTCACCTGCTTGGACGTGAAGAGCGTTTGAAATCTTTTGTACGTCCTACTCGCTTCTTCCAGGGTAGTGCGGCGCGGCTGAATGAGTTGCTCAGACAGAGCCGGTTCAAGTCCATTGCCGCGGAGGTGCTGATTGTTCAACCAGGAATATCAGCCACTAGCCGTAGCGAAGACCAGGACATGGTCATTGCTGCGGCCATGGCCTACCTGAAAGAAACTATTGGATGTGACTTGCAGGTCATCTGTAGCCAATAATGGAGAAACTTCAACGCTAGATGGCGACTGGTTTAGATCGGCTTGCGCCTAGCTAGCAGTTGGCCAGCGTTGTTTCAGACGATGGCATTCCATAAGGACAGCGAATGAACATACAACAGGCTGTAACGCGCTCTCGAATCCAACGAGGTGTTGGCGGTGCGCTATTATTCGGTGGGGCAACTTTCTACTTTGTTAGCTTGCTGATGGCGGTTTATCGTTCAGCGCAAGCTATGAGTGACTCGGCTCTGTTGTGGCGTCTTGGTGCGGTGATCCAAAACTTTATCGCTGCACTCTATCAAGCAACCTCGCCCTACATCGGGTTTGTCTGGCATAACGTGCCAACCATCAATCAGACCGATCCATTTACCTACGGAAATCTTCTTTTTCTAGGGCTTGTCGGTGTCATGATTGTAGGCAAACAGCTTGTGCTTGCCGGACGACGACTTAAAGCGCGCATTCAACGTCAGATTGATCGTGTCGAAGACCTTCAATGGCGCAATTCGATGATGCAGAGTCGAGTTGTTGCCGACCCAACAATCTCTGCCAGTAATATTGGGCAGGTAAACGTCTTTCAACAACCTATGCCACCTAGTCCTGATGGGGAATGGTGGACTCGTCCGTGGGGAGTCATTGGCCTATCTATTATCAGCGGCTACATCGTGGCCGTGATGGCCAAGCTAACCGGAATGCTTTGAGGTGGGATCGTCTCTGAATTGAGCCAGTCTGAAACCATCATCTATCAAAGGCCGGCTGGCACTGATCGCGATGCGCTCCCTTACGCGGCAGACCCCGGTTAACGTGTCTTTGTTGACGACATACGGAGTACTACGTGTACCTAAAATGGATTTCTGCGACACGTTCACTGCCATGTATGGCACTATTGGTAGGATGCAACCATCGCGGCGCTATCTTTTTGTAGCGACTCAATAGCTAGGTATAGCTAAGTAGAAGTAGCTGCGTAAAAGAGTTACTAGTGAGCCTTGGCTACGAGCAGCTCAGACCATCGTGTAGGATAGAAAGATGAGCTCTATGCATGGCCCGCTCGACTGGTTTGACGATGAACCCGGCAGGATTGTTCCACGGCCTCGGCGATAGTTGATGGGGCTTTTGACTTGGTTTAAATCCGGAATACGGTTCTGTCAAAAATTGACGCTGCGGCTTGGTGATAAGGGTAGATTTCATCGAGCCGGTCGGAGCTGTCAGTTGCGGTGCGGGTATTATGCTTTAGCTCTTACTACCCGAAGGGTTCGTGCTAATTCGATTTACAAATATCCACCATCGTATCTACTGGTACCAAGCCACGATAACCGTTACACACTCATCACCAAGGAGGAACGATACGTATCCAATCGAAAGGTAATCAGACAGATAAGCTGTAACGGTTAAAAAATACAGAATGGGCACCGGTTATGAAACTCAACCACTGAGAAGCCATAACCATGTTCAACGATACGTACACCCATCCCGCCCAGCGCTACCCGCTCCGTCATTCTGCCAATACCAACCTCCACCTGTACTACGACGACATCTTCGCAGGCTTTCCCGTTCAGAAAGAAAAAGGTCCTTACATCCGTGAGTACCTGACTGATCTCAAGCGCACCATTGAGCTGGCCTTGGATGAGTATCCGAGGGTCCTAGCCTTCAGAGTGGATCTCCGTTTACCTCAGGGTGTCGAGCTACCCGACTACGCCTATACGAACCAGGTCATCAGCCGGTTCTTTGAATCGTTCACGAAGAAGATTCAGTACCACCAGGAGAGGGTGGCTGAGCGAGGCTACTCGCGTGGCTGCAAAGTACGGTACGTCTGGTCGAGAGAGATCGGTCAGGGAGGACGACAGCATTATCACTTGCTGATCCTGTTGAACCGCGATGCCTACTACACCATTGGGCGTCTGGGTTCAGACCGGGTGAATATGATCAGCCGTATTCAGGAGTCTTGGGCAAGTGCGCTGGGGCTACCGGTCGACCAGGTGAGGGGGCTGGTGCACATCCCAAAGGATGCTGAGTACCGAATCGATCGTGAGATACGTCGAGATGGGGGCGATGAGTTGCCAGCGCTGTTTCATCGGGCCAGCTACCTCTGCAAAAGGGCTACTAAATCCTACGGGGACCGCCAGCGAGGCTTCGGTACCAGCAGGGGGTAAGTTGTGTAGCCGAACCAGCCAGAGGCGGTTGCTTTCGAGCACTATCAGTGAATTCGGAATAGAGCACGGATGCTCGGTGCCTTGCTATGCTGGTGCTATAAGACCAAAATAACGACCTGAAAAGGAGTCATAATATGCAGAGTGTATTGGCCGATGTCGCTGTCAGCGTTTCTGAGCTGAAGAAGAATCCATCTGGCGTTATGGCAGGTGCTGGTGGGATGCCGGTTGCGGTTCTCAACCACAATCGCGTCATGGGCTACATGGTACCTGCCGAGTTGTATGAGCAGATGATGGAGCGCCTGGACGATCTGGATCTGATTGAGGTGGTGAAAGCTCGCTCCGGTGAACAGGGTATCCCGGTGAATCTGGATGACCTATAAGCTTGAATTCCTGCCCTCCGCGCTCAAAGAGTGGGAGAAGCTAGGTCATACGGTGCGCGAGCAGGCCAAGAAGAAACTGCGTGAGCGTCTTGAAACGCCCAAGGTGCAGGCCGATGCGCTCAGGGATTTGCCGGGGCACTACAAGATCAAGCTGCGCACAGCTGGCTATCGATTGGTCTATCGGGTCGAGGATGAGCGGGTGGTTGTGCTGGTGGTGAGCGTGGGCAAGCGCGAGCGCGGGGCTGTTTACCAGTCAGCCAAGAAGCGTTAGTTGGCCACTGCGCAAAAAAAGAAATGCGGCGAAACCTGTGAGCAGCCTTTCGGCTGCCCATGTTGGTTTCGGTAGGTCATTGAGTCATTCGAGCTCGCAGCTTTCGGTAAAGCCAGCACGCCAGCACCACCGCGATCAGCAGCGGCGGAAAACGCACCATCAGAATCACCAGCAGCAACATCGCCAGGCAACCCGCGAGGATGCCTGCAAACACGAACACCGCAGCGAAGGTCCGCATCAATAGCTTCATGCTCACCTCCCTATAGGTAGCCCAGCTCCGCCAGTGACACGCAGCCTTCGTGGCCCACCACGATGTGATCGAGCGTTCGCACGCCGACCAAATTCAACGCGTCCTGCAATTTCGTGGTAAGCGTGCGGTCTGCTTGACTGGGTTCGGGATCGCCGGATGGATGGTTGTGCACCAGGATCATGGCGGCGGCGTTGTGCTCCAGGGCGATCTTGACGACCTCCCTGGGGTAGACGCTGGCACCATCGAGGGTGCCCCGGAACAGCTCGTGAAAAGCAATGACTCGGTGCCTGCTGTCGAGCATCAGCAAGGCAAAGACTTCGTGCTCATAGGCTTCGAGTAGCGTCTGCAGATGGCTGAACACGTCACGTGGCGCAGTGAGCTGGCGCCCTCGACGCAGGCGCTGGCTGGCCAGTTGCTTGGCCATCAGCAGAATGTCGGCTTCAGTGACCGGTGATTCGATCAGGTAGGTGCCAGCGGCCTCGCCGGCCTTGATTTTGTGCAGTCTCATCATGAGCTCCTTGGGCCGGGTGATCAGGCTCAGGCATTCAGGGATTGATGCTGGGCTTCCAGCTTCTCCGCCAGGCTGGGCTTGCCCGACGTGTGCGAAGTGGATCTGGGGGATGGCTGCTCGCTGCTGGTTTCGACGGGAAAGAACTCCTCGACGATGGCGCCGACGTCTTCCTCGCCGTCCTCGAAGGCGCCATTGCCGAAGCCACGTCGTGCTGCTTCATCCAGTGCGGCTTGATCGAAGCCCGCCGCTTGCCGCTGTTCATCCAGTTCAGCTGCCAGGCGCAGCGCTTCGGTCATGTCCATGCCGCTGCGCACGGTCAGGTCGGTGTAGAAGATCGGCGCACCGTGGCTTTGGCGGGTGGACTTGCCGCGTAGACGCAGCTCTAGCGGCAGGCAGGCCAGGCGGTTGCCCGAGATGGCCTGGAAGTAGTGCAGCCGAGCCGCCAGGGTGCGAATGCTGTTGAAGCCGGTGGTCCGGAAAACGAAGCTGCCCAGCGGATCCTCGTCGCCAATGACCACGTTCAGTCGACCATAAGGCTTGCAGGCTCCGCCCTTAGCCAGCGAGCAGGCATCCGGCGAAGGGCAGGGCAGCGATTGCATGCCTTCCTGGGCAACCCGCTTGCAGGTTTCGCCATTGCCGACACAGACCGGGCGACCGGACTGGCGATCAAACAACGTGTAGTCCGCACGGAAATTCAGTTCCGGCTCGTTGAATAGCAGCCGTACCGGAATGCTGCGCAGCTTGTCGTCCTTGCCTTGGCGCAATTCATCGTTGAGCGGGTGTACCAGCCAGCCGTCGCGGCTCTGTACCTGGGAAGTGATGGTGAACTGGTCGTCCTTCTCCGGCAGGCGTTTACCGTTTTTCTCGATGACCTTGCCGATGGAAATCCGCCCGAGTACCGGCGGGGTGATAGCCAGACCTTTGAGCATGGTGGTTCTCCTGAAGCAAAATAGGCCAGCCACGCAGCGCGAACTGCCTGGACTGCCCAGGGAGGGATTGAGGGAAAGAGGGTGGAGTCAGCCGACCAGAAAGCGCCGTGCGCCAGGCTTGGTCAGCGAGTATTTGGCTTGCAGGTGCGGTCGTTCCTGGAGCAGTCGGGCCACGTCGAAGCTCACGCTGTCCTTGGCTTTGCGCCAGCTGACGTAACCGTTGCTGAACTCCGCCCGACTGGCTTCGCCCATGGCTTGTTGCAGTATCTGTTTAAGCACGGCCTCGCGTTTCTCCTTCTCAGCGATCGACTGACGTACAGCTTTGAGTTCGATGTAGGTAGCCGACAATCCCGCGTGGCCGCTGAAGTCGAGTGTCTGGCCGTCATCCTCGGGATACAGGCAGCGCAGGGCAGCCTCAGCAGAGGCAGTGCCGTCGGCGGGGGGTGGTGTGTCCGTTTCGACGTACTGCCAGAACGCACGCTCCAGCTCGATCAGGCGAGTGATCATCTGCTCGTTCCGCTCGATACGGTGGATCTCCAGCGTCTGGCCACCCAGCAACACCGCCACATCCGCCGCCTGCTTGCCGGTTACGGCGAGTTGGTGCATCACCTGCAACTGCACATATTCAGGCACGCCCTCTTTCCAGAGGCGTGCCCCGTTTATGCCGGCTGTCTTGCATTCGAGGATCTGTACATCGTCGGCACCGATCACCTCACGGTCGATGTTGGCCAGCATCCAGGGCAATTCCGGATCCGGGTGCTGCAGCACGGCGTTGATGCGTCGCACCTTGTTCTTGGTGCGCGTGCTGTAGTGCCAGGCCACGATGGGCTCCAGCACGTTGCCCCAGTACATCGGGCTTTCCTCATCCTGCGGATCGGCCTTGGGCATGGCTGCATCCCGTCCGGTCTTCTCCAGCCACAGCTCCAGCTGCGACTTGTAGGGATTCAGGCCCACGGCAGCCGCGGCATCCGAACTACCGATGCCTTGCTTGCGGATCTGCAGCCAATCCTCGCGCGGTAATTCCTTGGTGCTGACCAGACGCAGGGCAGGGCGGGGCTTGCCGGTGCTGCGATTCAATGAAGTTGCTTTCATGATGTTCACCTTGCAGACATAAAAACGCCCGACCAGCGCGAAGCTGACCGGGCGATATGGTTGATGGGGTGTAAGGGTCAGGCGGCGAGTTGCAGTGCTGCGTCTAGGGCGCGTTGCTTGATCTGCGCGCCTTGGCCGAACCAGGCCGAGTCGAGGCGGTATTCGGTGCTGCGCGCACGGCGCTCGTGATCGACGTACTGGGTCACAGCATTGAGCAGGCCCCAAGCGGTGCCCTTGGCTGATGCCAGTTGACTGCCCCGGCCACGGCCTTCGTACAGCTCCTGAACCTTGCGCAGGGCGCGTTCGTTCGGTAGCTGTTCGGGTAGTTGACCGGTGGGGCTGACCTCGCACATCACGTTCATGAAGAACCCAATCGCCTCATGCCACTGCACCTTGCGTTCGGCCAGATGGCGCATGCGGTACATGAAATCGTCCCATTGCGAGACAGCGATGCCGAGCTGCTTTTTCACCAGGTCGCCGTCGAAGCGGGTGCTGTGCGGCACTTTGATCGCCCGGCTGGTGCCGTCCAGCGCGATGGTCAGGGTGTTGTTGCACACCACGCGAATGGTGGTCGGCGTCGCTGTTGTCGCCAGGGTGCCGTCGCAGGAGGTGGCCAGTAGCAGGTAGCCGTTGACCTGGTCGTTACCCTTGATGGCTGTGCCTTGCCCTGTACGCGCCAAGGCCCAGAACTTGCGGCCACCCTTGAGCACGCCCGCTGTCTCCAGCTCGTAACCGGACACTTCAGTGAGATCACGATAAAACTCCAGCACCTCGCGTGGCTGAACGGTGTGGTAACGCTTGGAAACCACAGACAGCGGGGCCTTGGTGTCCGAGCGATAGAGCACCTTCTGTTCCGGGAAGGAATGGATGGTGCCGAGATGGCCGATGGCGTCGGACTTGAAGTGGACGGGGCTTTCTTGGATTTCCCAGTCCATGCCGGCTTCCCGCTGCCAGACCTCGATGGGCTGCTTCTGCGGAAGGTTATTGCCCAGCCCGTGCCACGGGGTAGCGCCGGCGTAGGCCATTGTTTCGACGAAATGAGCCATGAGAACGATTCCTTTAGGTGCGCGCCGGCATACAGCGCTGCGCAGCGCGCAGCACCGGCTGGAGTTAAAGAAGAGGCGGGGTGTTGAGCCGTCTGATCAGGTCGGCAGGTTGAAGCGATGCCCGCAGAGCAGGCAGAGGTTGTGGGCCAGGACGTGGCGGTCGAGTTTGTCGCCGAGTTGTGCGCCGAGAGCGCAGCCGCCGACACCGCCGACCAGGCCGCCGAAAATGGCGCCTGAGACAGAGCCGATGGTGATGCCTACAGGACCGGCGACAGAGCCAATGGCTGCGCCAGCCTTCCCGCCAGCCAATGCAGCACTGACGCCACGTGCAGCACCGCCGACGGTGCCGACTGCAGCGGCGATCTTCATGGCCTGGTGGAAGGAAGCGACTTTGGGGGAGTGACAGCGAGGGCACTGCAATGACATGGGATGAACCTTCTTGATGGTGATGTCATGGCAGTTATGTAGGGTTGAAAAAAATTCGAATGAACCGAAAGCCTCGCTACTTTTGCTACTCGGTAGCAAGGGTAGCAGGTGGCAAGCGTCATTTATTAATTTTATCAGCTATCTCCTAGCATAATTCATGCTGCGCGTCAATGCGCCTGCTTCGTGGTTCTTCAAAACGACTAAGCAGAGCTGATGTGGTTACGCCGAGCCAAAAATAAGATGGCGGCGTCGATCACATAGGAGATAGCCGATGAATAATCAACAAGCAGACCACGCAATTAGGGATCTGTGGTTGCTAGATAGGCCAGAGGTGAGAGTGCTACGAATGAGACAGCTAAGCGCTCTTCTGTCTGTGTCTCGCTCGACCTTGTATGACTGGCTAAACCCAAACAGTCCTCGCCACGATCCTTCATTTCCGAGACCAATGCGGCTGTCGGCGAAAGGGATTGCGGTAGGCTGGCTGGCCGACGACGTTAAACGTTGGCTCAACGCCAGGCGATAATATTTTTCTGATGAGCATGGGGTAATGAAAATTTATTAAAAATAAATAAGGTGCTTGGTTGTGCAGTATATTTCGGATGATGGATTTGATTGCGGTGAGGATGCCTATTCTTTTATCGATATAGGTTGGCTTGATGCGTACCCGTTATTTAAAACTACTGTGTTGGGAATTGCGGAGCAAACTAAGGCCCCAGTTGAGCTGGTTGTTTCTGTGCTGCTTGCCGTTATTGCCTTGGTCTGCCAGTACTTGATAGACGTTAAAAGGCCGTGGGGGAGTGTTGGCCCGGTATCATTGATGATTTTTACGATTGCACTCTCGGGAGAAAGAAAATCTTCTGTAGAAAAAATAGCAATGGATGTCCTAAAAGCTTTCCGTGAGAAGAGGGAGGGAATAGGGGTCCAGAAGGTCAGAGAGTGGTCTGTTCTTTGGGAGCTTTGGGAGAAGCAGAAAAAGAAAATCCAAAAAGCTATGCTTTTGGAGGATCAGGGGTCAGATACATATCAGAAACTCGAAGTTGCTCTTCTGGCTCACGCAAATTCCGAACCGGTGCGTCCATTTATATTCAAAATGGTTCAGCAGGATGTCACTCGAGCCGCCTTGACTGAAGCGCTTGAAACGGATTGTCCGTCCGAAGCGCTACTAACCAGTGAGGGTGATATAGCTCTCAGAGGTGCTATTAATCAAGTGGGAATAATGAATGCCTTGTGGGATGGGTCCGGTATTGAAGTGGGGCGGGCTTCAACGGGGCATTACTCCTTGAAAGACGTTCGTTTCACTATAGGGATTGGCGTCCAGCCATTGGTTTTTCAAGAGTACTTAGAAAGGAAGGGTGAGATTGGTAAGGCGTCGGGGTTCTTTGCAAGGTCTTTGATGTTTTTCCCAAAGTCAACTCAAGGCTCTCGTTTTATTGAAGGTAAAGTTTTGATCGGGCTGAGTGATTATGAGAAACGAATGGAGTATCTACTAGAGGAAAACGTTAGAAAGTTCGAGTCTAGGGATTCGAGCAAGTTGCTGGTCGAGTTCTCTGCAGAGGCGGGCGAGGAGTTGATCAGAATTCACAATAGAATTGAGAAGGAGCTTCAGGTTGGGGGGCGCTATGAGCGTGCTCGTGATCATGCATCGAAACTGGCGGAAAATATTTCTAGGGTTGCTGCATTGTTGCATTTTTTTGAGGTCGGTTGCTCTAGGATTTCTTTGTCGGAATTATTGTCTGCTGAAAAAATTGTTCTTAGCTGCTCTGAGGTTTACAAGAGACAGTTCTCGTTTTCGCCTCAAGTTGTTATTGATGCCGAGATGTTGATTTCGTGGTTGCGTGCCAGATGTGATCATTCAGTCTTCAGGAAAACTAGGAGGAATGAGATTCTGCAGCGTGGCCCCTCTGCACTGCGTCGCGCTGCCCGCCTTAATCGAGCGGTGGATTATTTGGTGGAAAAAGGACTTGTTAGGGAGGTTACGGGTGGGCGAGTTGCCGAGATTGAACTGATGTAGTTAGCCTTTGCGGAGGGCTTATCAACGCATGGCATGACATTGTGCGCCGTTGCAAGGGCAGGGTGATGGTAAGCGTCAACGACCATCCCGACATCCGTCGCGTGTTCGAGGGCTTCCACTTTGAGCAGCTTGATATCTGCTACAGCGTGGCGAACCAGAGACAGGGCAAAGCGGCCGTGACCGGTGAGCTGGTCATCATGAACTGGACGCCTGCTTCGCTGGGGGATCTGTTCTGCTAGCGAGGCTCTAGGATCGATTACAGAGAGGATAGCAGCCCCATGTACAGACGAATTCCCAGATCAGCTTTCGCTCAAGGTGCTTGATATATGCGGCAGTGTACGGCTCGCCCAAATCTACAGGGCATGCCGACACCCATAGATGTTCTAACGGGGTGGTTTCGAGGAGGGTCAGCCTAAACGTGTTTCCGCCCGAATGGCCGGGCCGCTCACTAAATGCTGACGTGTTGAACTGACGTAGACGGTCGGCCAGGGTCTGGCCGGTCGTCTCACCAATGTAAATGATGAAGTCGTTATTGACCCGATGGTTGTCTGGCTTCTTTTTGCTGCGGGCGATGAAGTAGACGCCTGGCTGGTCGCTATGGGGCAAGTTGGATCGTTCAGACCAAGCATGCCACTCGCAAAACCCTACTTCGCCAGCCATTAAGCCACTCCCTGGAAAGTTAAACAGCGCTGCTCGTTGAGCTATCAGGCACAGCAGTTTGTGCCGGTGCTAAATATCCTATGCCAATCATCAAGGAGAATTCATGGGAAAGCTTCTGATAAATCGGAATAGGGGGCAGCGTGTCAGGCTCGGGATAGCGGCAGGAGATCCTGCTGAGCTGATCCGTCAGCTATTGACCGAAGGAATTTGGATACAGGGCGAATGGGTGGAATCGCGAGGTCAATTCAGGTTGGTCATCGAGGCGCCGGATGGGGTCCAGGTTCTTCGTGAGGAGCTGCTGACGGAAGTGCGATGAATTTAGCTGGCTGGCTCTATTAGCGAGCGGCCTTCGTTGCGGACGTTGCCCACGGCACGGATGACTGGAAACCACTCGAACGCTTCCACCGGTAAAGCTAGGTGTCTCACGATCTCTTCGGCTCGCTCCAGCGGTAGGTCCGGCTCGATCCATTCCCTTGCCAGATCCGCTTCAAGCACGGCAGGCCGGCGGTCATGAATGTCCACCATGCCCTGGTCGCTGTCGGTGGTGATGATCACGAAGCCGTCGCCAGCGCGATCAGCCATGCTGGCGCGGACCATCTGCGCCAATGCTGCAAACCATAGCGGCTCGCCGTCCTTGCGGCGGATGTAGTAGGGCTGCTTTTGCTTCGGGTCCGATGGATCCTTGACCCACTCGTACCAGCCATCGGCCGCAACCAGCGTTCGGCCGGTGGCCCAGATATCGCGGAAGAACCGGCTTGTCGCTGCCGTCTCAACCCGTGCATTAATCGCTGGCGGGCGCCTACCCGCTGCCCAGAACGGTTGATATCCCCAAGGCAGCTTGGCCATGCGCAGGCCTGTATCCGTCTCGTAGACGATCATCACGCGTGAGCGTGGCGCGACGTTGTAGCGGTTGATTGGCTCTGGGTCGATCCCGCTCTCAATGGGTTTGTCGTAGCGCAGCGCATCCAGATACTGGATCGCTGTTCGGTATTGCGTGAAACGACCGCACATATCCCCTCCAGCCTGCTATCGATTGGCTGCATCTCTACATTGACCGAATGTGGTGCTCGTTGTTAACTGTATATATGTACAGTAATCGCAGAGCAGTACCATGCGCGCCACCATCTTGGGCCAGATCGGCCCTTCTCCCACTTTCTTGCAGTACATCAATACCCGCGTGCCTGCGGGTTTCCCCTCGCCAGCGGCCGACTATGAGGAGGTCACGCTATCCATCGATGAGCTGATCGATCTCCGCACGCCGCATGTGTACCTGGTCCGTGTCGAAGGCCCGAGCATGATCGGCGCCGGGATCTACGATGGTGACGTGCTGGTGGTCAACAAAGCGCTGGAGGCGCGTTCCGGCCACATTGTGGTTGCCTACGTCGATGGCGGAATGACGGTCAAGCGGCTACAGATCACGCCGGCCGGTGTCTGGTTGCAACCTGAGAACCCGGACTACCGCGCCATTCCTGTTACCGAATCCCTGCATGTGTGGGGCGTGGCCACGCACAATCTCCACCAATTATGTTCGCGCTGATCGACTGCAACTCGTTTTACTGCTCGTGCGAGCGCATTTACCAGCCGTGGCTCGACAATGTGCCGGTGGTGGTGCTGAGCAACAACGATGGCTGCGTGATCGCCCGCACTCGTGAAGCGAAACGCCTGGGCATACCGATGGGGGCGCCATATTTCCAGTGGCGTGACCAGATACGTGAGTGGGGGGTGGTGTGCTTCTCCAGCAACTACGAACTCTACGGGCAAATGAGCGCCAGGGTGATGGCGACATTGGAGGGGATGTTTCCGCGAATCGAGGTGTACAGCATCGACGAGGCATTCGCCGACCTGACAGGGATGACGGGCGATCTGGTGCCGCTTGCGCGAGAGGCGCGTGAGCGGGTGCTGCGCTGGACCGGTATTCCGGTGGGGGTGGGGATTGGGCCGACGAAAACCTTGGCCAAACTCGCCAACTGGGCGGCAAAAACGTGGCGCAAGTCCGGTGGGGTGATCGACCTTCGCGACCCTGAGCGCCGCGACAAGCTGTTGCAGATGACCGAGGTAGCCGAGGTGTGGGGCGTTGGCCGGCGGCTGACCGCTCGGCTGCGTCCGCTAGGTATCGAAACAGCCTGGGACCTGGCCCAGTACGATGCGGCATCGCTGCGCCGACAGTTCAGCGTGGCGCTGGAGAAAACCGCCCGCGAGCTGCGCGGGATCTCCTGCCTCGAGCTGGAGGAGGCGGTACCGCTGCGACAGATGATCTGCTCATCCAAGATGTTCGGCAGCCGCCTGCGCGATATCGCGCCGATTCGCGAAGCGGTCGTGGCCTACGTTACTAAGGCCGCCGAGAAGCTGCGCTCCCAGCAAAGCCTGGCCGGCGCGCTGCAGGTTGCCATCCGCACCGGCATGCACAACCCCAACCAGCCGCGATACGCGAACGCCATCAGCTGCCCTCTGCCGTACCCGACCGACGACACTCGCGTGCTCGCCGCTGCGGCCGTGCGCGGGCTTGAGGCCATCTACCGGCAGGGTTACGCCTACAGCAAAGCGGAAGTGCTGCTGATGGATCTGCGGCAGCGCGGCGAATTCACTGGCGACCTGTTCGCCGCCGCGGTGCGACCTGGTGCCGATCGGCTTATGGCCGTGGTCGATCAGATCAACGCGCGTGAGGGCAGGGGTACGGTAAGGCTAGGACGCATCCCGACCACTGCGGAGTGGGAAATGAAGCGGGAGATGATGAGCCAGCGGTATACGACGCGGTGGGATGAGCTGATGGTGGTACGGTAAGCCTAGCCCGGAGGCGCTGCGCACATTGGTGACAGTTATCGGCCGATTTTGTAGAAAAATACAGCAACGGAACCGAATGGTTTTCTAATTATGAAGGTTTGCGGTTCTGGGTTGATGTTGGTGATTCGGAGTATGCCGGTTACGTAGAAAATCTCGAACCAAGAAGGAAAGGCGCTGGGCCTGTTGCGATCTCCGCTGGTTTAGCTGGGCCCGCCCAGCGTTTTTCAAAGTAGTTTTGGTAAAAAGATATCGCCTCAATCCGCCGGGCTTATAGTAATAATGGTCAACAGCCTGCGCAGTTGGTTGCTTGTCTGCCAGGCACCATGGTGGATAATATAAGGCCAGAGTAATGCTCGCTTGTTAGCATTTTTATAAGGGGCTCAAGAGTGGATCAGGCCGAAGTAAAACAGTACTTGGCAGTCTTGATTGATGATGCTGGTCGTGTCTTGTTACGCAATGAGCCGGGAGAAGTTGGTGGATACTTTATTAGAACTGAACTGACGGAAGGCAAAACGGCAGAGAGAGCAATCATAGACTCGGTTTTTGGTGAGAGCGGATTGAGAGTCAAGGTAGCGTCTGTCGGAGATGGTTTTTATTTTGGTGGTGCAGGGACCTGCGCGTATTTTTTTGTTGATCTGGTTGGGCCTTCTGAAAACGGTGAGCTGAAAAAAAATTCGGTTGACTGGTTCGGAATTGATGAGGCATATCGCAAAGTAGCAAAATTAAAAAATAATAATGATTTTGAATTGGAGGCGGCTCTTTTGTGCGAGGCAAGAGCTGCTATCGAGAAGATAAGTTTTGTAAAAAATGAAGGTTTAAATAAGCTCTTTGATTCAGCTGAGCTTGAAAGCTTTCGAGATCTTTGTCTTCGGATTGAGAGCATGTGCTCAACCGATGGAAATGGATTTCAATTTATAGGGGGTGGGCTAGGTTCGGTCAAAAAGCTGCTGGCTGAAATGGAGGGCAGGGATTCTTCTAGTTATATAACTTACCTGTCGTCAAAAATTGATAAAAAGGTTCGCACGAAAACACATCAGCGCTACTTGGAGGAACTCGTTCTCATCTATGCAGCCCAGGCTTACTCGTGCTTGAAGGCTGCTAATCAGGAAGGCTACAAGGAGGCTTTTCGACAGGCTTGTAGTAATATTGAAAAGTACTTTTATTTATATCCTTTGGAAGAAAAAGCACTTCGCGAGCGGGGGTATAAGGGAGGTGTCGGGAAAAGTAAAAAGAAAATTTATTATGATCGAGCAGTTCATGAGTCAATTCTGAAGGCACTACAAAAGAATGCCCCTTATCGGGCAAGGCTTCAGCCTAGAATAATTGCTAGGCAGGCTGAGGAAGAGGTTCTTGTTGATCTTGGCGGGCAAGGTATTGAGTGTGAAGTTGGTAAGATATATGTGTTGATTTTAGAGATGCTGGAAAAGGATCCAATTGCTAAAAAAATTATTGCGGGGAGTTGATTTTCTCGGATTGCTTTATTATGCGGTATCCGTTGGGCTGGTTAATTTTTCAAGGTGTTGGCCGAGGGTTTTCCAAGCTGCGCCCATTTCTTTTGTGTAGCTATGCCGTTGATAGGTACGTTTGACCTTGTTTTCCTCTGTATGGTTAAGACAGCGCTCAGCCACTTCGGGAAGCACGCCGAGAGCTGTCATGATTGTTGCGCCTGTTCGTCTCAAGTCGTGAGGGGTCCACTTTCCCCCTGGAAGAAGCAGTGCTTGGGCATTGGCGCTTCTATTGCTCAGTACCCCCTGGCCTGGTAGGCGTTGTCTATCGCCGATCTGCTTGGTAACAGTTTTTGTGCAAACGGGCCCGCTATTATTAGTATTAGGATATGCCCACTCGGAATGATTATTGAGGGACTTGAGTAATTCAAATCTTCGAATAGCAAACGAGGACAGAGTAACGCTATGTGGCTTACCATTTTTGCTGTTCTCGGCTGGAATCGTCCAAATCCCTTTTGCAAGGTCAAGATGCTCCCATCGTGAGTTGAGCAGCTCGCCAATGCGGCAGCAGGTGGAGAGGGTGATCCAAATTGCTGCTTCGGTGGACAGTAACAAACCGGCCTCAGGAGCTAGTTTGGCTAGGGTGCGGATTTCATCGTCACTCAACACTCGGTCACGCTCGATATCTTTACCACCGATCTTAGCCTTGCGGATGCTGGCAGTTGGATCATGCTCAATCAGATCCCGGTCCACAGCAAAACGGAACATCTGACGCATCAGGCTAAATATCATCTTGGCCATGCGATTGACGCCCCGAGTGAGGAGGGCGTCGGTCACTTCGGTGATGTGGCCTTTTTTCACGTCGGCCACGGCCATCTCCCCCAAAAATGGCAGGACGTCCTTCTCAAACATCCGGCGAACCTCAGAGCCTCCATCCTTTCGATTGATCAGATCGACATTTGCCCAGTGCTCAAAGAGCTCAGTGACTGTCTTTCTTGCCGCGTGCCGAGCTTGTTCCGCTTCGAATGCGGCCTTTTCCGCAGCCAGTCGAGCGATCTCCGCGTTACGGGCAGCGACACGTGCCGACTCTTCGGCCTCCAGGTGCTCACGAATATCTCGCACCCCGGACTTGTGTAAGCCAGCCAGCTCTTTGGCCCGTACACCCGCTTCTGCCAGAGTCATGGTGCCTTCCTTGCCTTCACGGCTATATGTGCCGATTGGGTAGGTAACGCGCTCCCCGCTGCTATTGGTGTAGCGAAAATAGAAAAGACGCTCGCCACTGGGTGTGATGCGCGCGACCAAGCTGCCGTGCCCCCAGATGGCGACCTCGCTCAGCCACTTGTCACTCGCGCCGGGTTTGGCGGTCATCTGGCGATCTGTAATCTTGGCCATTAAGTCATGCTTCTCCGTTGCCAATTCGTTGCCAATTGAGATTGCCTGGTTGCCAATTGGTTGCCAATTGAGATCGGCTTTGTTCGTATGGCTTCGGAGCATTTTGGACGGTCAAAAGGCTGAATGCCAGTAAAATCAATGGCTTGACCATTGGCTTTGGATTGCATTGGATTTGCTCGGACGGGTAATTACCTGTATGGGGTGCAAGGGGTAGAGTGTTCGAATCACTCCGTCCCGACCAAAAAACCTCAAGAAATCCAGTCACTTAGCGGTG